CAAATTACCGCCCACTAATACTGGGCGGTAGAAACATTCCTCCTTAGCTCAGTCGGTAGAGCATGCGGCTGTTAACCGCAGGGTCGTTGGTTCGAGTCCAACAGGGGGAGCCATCTCAGAAGCCTTGAACCTCAACGGGTTCAGGGCTTTTCCCTTTTCTAAAATAGCTCGAAATTCCCATGTGTCTAACATTTTGTCTAACACGCCTGAGCTAAAGTTTCGCGAATAATTTCAGAGGTCATCTTTTTCCTCGACAAATCAAGGTGTCCATATATATTACAAGTCATCTTTATATCGGCGTGACCCATCCAATCTTGGACGTCCTTGAGCGAACAACCTTTGGCGAGAAGAAGGCTCGCACAACTATGTCTTAGATCGTGGAATCTTATATGCGGGAGATTATATTTTCTCAATAGGTCTCCGAATTTGTGCGATATATATGACGGGTCATACATTGCGCCATTCGCCCATTTGAAGATATAATCATTCTCCACATAGGCGTCTCCAAAGAACTCTCTGTTCTTCTGTTCCTCTTCTTTGAGCTGAAGCAGTAGCTCTCTAATTTCAGGAAACAGCGGAAACGACCGATAACTTGATTTGTTTTTGGTTTTGTCTTTCTCGACAACCTTGGTTGACATAGAGACCGTGTGGCGTATAAGGATAGTATTTGTGTCAAAATCAATGCTTTGCCACTGTAGACCCAAAACCTCACTGCGCCGCAGTCCATACATGACTGTAGTTTGGATGAGCGGATGCAAAGGTTCGTCCTTTATGGTCTCAAGCAGAGTGTTAATTTCACTGGCGTTATACCACTCATACTCCCGTCTCTCAAGTTTTGGGAGCCTCACGAGTTCACAGGGATTAGACCTTATGAGCTTATGCCGCATAGCCTCCTTAAAGGCAAGCTGAAGAACATTCTTGTGCAGACGAAGGGTTTTAGGTGATAGACCGCCATTCCCATCTTTTCTGCCGTGGGTCGCCTTATAGTCAAAATATTGCTGTATATTGTCAAGGTTGGCATCCACTAATTTTATTTTGTGTTCCTCAAAATACGGTTGAACATGAGAATCGACTATAACCTTATAACCGTCCCACGTTACAGTGTCTATGAAGGGTTTCGTCTCAGTGAGCCACTGGTCTAAGTAGTCTGAGATAAGTATGTTGGGTTCATAAATCAGCTGAGCACTTTCATACTCGCTAATTATTGACCGCATAGCTGCCTCAGCTTTACGCAGATTATTCTTTACTTCATAACCTGTGTAAACCCACTTCTGCTTACGCTTTCCAGTGTTGTCTACGAAATTCAGAACGGCATAATATTTGCCGCGTTTTGCTTGCAAGCTTCCTGTCAATTAAATAATCTCCTTTCTGTAGTCCGCTTGCTGTTGTACGGTCATTTTAGCACAACAGCGCAAAATGTCAACTACCGGCAGAAAGAAAATTTTCAATACTCTTTTTAGTAATTAAGTAGCTTGTACCTATACGAACAGAGGGAATAGTGCCGTTATGTACAAGGTCATACGCAGCCTTTCTTCCTATTCGCAACATTGTCTGCATCTCTTTAACAGTTACCACATCAGGATAATTGTCAAACAATCAAATCATTCCATTTCCTTTAAATTTTATCAATCAATCAGTAACCACAAACACAATAGAAGGTCCACTCGCTACAATTTCATCATCTCTATATGGCTCTACTATTGTCGCCTCCACACCCTCGCGCTTTTTAAGTTCTTCCACGAGGTCTTTTGTGGATATCTCAGTAAGAGAATAACTCATTTAGCACACTCCTTTGCTTCGCACCATTTTGCCGATGTCGGCAATTTGGTTAATATAAGATTTTATCAGTGCCCTGCGGAAACTGTCTACTCCTCATCAGTGGAGCGACTTTCTATCCGCAGGGTCTTTTAGTTCCCGCCGCGAGTTCACGGCTTTGTAAACCCTACGACTCGTCTACCGCTTATGGTGCGGCGCATCCTCGTAGAGCGTAATCAGTAACTGCATAACCGCCATTATTACAGTTTGCAAAAAGAAGTAAATTTTCCATTTAAACTCCTTGCACCCATAGTTAATGGTGAGATGGACAGTCTATCTCGCCATTTTTAAGTCCCTACTTACGGCAAGGGATTTCCGCTTTTTTAAGTCCCAACTTACGGTATGGGATAACCGCTTTTTTAAGTCCTGCTTTTACGGCGCAGGATCTCCGTTTAGACGTGGGTGACAGAAGTATCGTTATATCACGCCGAGGCTTGCGAGCAGCTGGATAATTGCCACAATAGCAATACCACCAGTGAGAGCAAAGACGTTTAAAAAGTTGTAGATCAATGCAATCAGCATAATATCTCTCCTTTACAGGTCGGCGTAGTCGGGCTCAGTGCTCGGGAAGAACGCTACACCCGGCACGAACTTAATAACATCCGACGGCTCCGGCACACACATCTCTCCCGTTACCGGGTGTCGGTAAGGCTTCGGCTTACGCCTGACCTTCTGAAATGTACCAAAACCATATATTGACAGCTTATCTCCGTCATTAACGACCTTGGAGATAGCGTTGCACACTGCATTAATGCAGAACTCTGAATCACCGAGGGTGAGAGAGTTATCTTTCGCCACAAGTCTTATAAGTTCCTTGCGATTCAAATTATCTTCCTTTCTTTCCTCAAAAGGCGACAAGCTTCGTCGCCGACTCAATGTTATAACCATCTTTATCGAGACACACATAGATACAGCCCTGCTGCTGAGAGTTAATCAATGCGCCGTCACCATATCTCATTTTCTGTGTCTCACACGCCGCACCCTGCTCATACATAGTGGTGTTTCCGATTTTATACGAACCGAGTCTGTGCGTATGCGCCATTACAAGGCAGTTGAAATCATATCCCTCATTGCGGAACCACAGCACAGCTTTCTCCGCCGTCTTCATAGGTGAACTGCTAAAAGCCTTCGGGTGAACAAACATTACATGACCTATCTGTGAAAACCACTCGCCAGTATAAACGACTTCGATATCATCGAATGTCTCACGAAGCGGCTCAAACCACGTCTTAATATGATTGCGACGGTCGTAATGATAGAAGCCATCAACGAAGATATAGTCCAGTGCCGTCTCAGGCATAAGCTCCTGAAGGTCTGAATCGAGGTGGTTGGCGAGATATGCTCCGAGGCGAAGCTCATGGTTGCCGTAGTTTGCGATGACCTTCTTCGGTTTTATGTAGTCAATAAGGTCTATAATGTACTGCCGACCCTCAACCAGTTCCTCGATGCACGGTATGCGATACGACTTCGAGAATTTGGATATCGACTGACAATCAAATATGTCTCCGTTGAGCTGTAGGATGTCTACACGCCCGACATACTTTGAAAATGTCTCTATAGGCTTTGCGAACGGGAAGTGCAGGTCTGATATAGACAGAACCCTCGTCGCCACGCCGCGCTCAGCTATCTCACGTTCATAGTTGCGACCGCGATTGAAAGCGGCAAATTCTTTTCGATAAGCACTCTCGCCGAGCGTCTGACCGCTTTCTGTATTGAGCAACTCGGCTATCTGGTCGCAAGTGAGACCATAAATTTTCTTGTTGTCGAAGAGCCGAACGAAGTAGTCAACATAGGACTCTCCGCTCTGCTTCTTAGCGAAGTCTTCCATCAGCGGCTCACCTCCACGGTTCGTGGCGAAGCTTCTTCAGGTAGCGCATCACCTTAAAGCCCTCGGTGCAGTAGTATGTTTTCTTTCGACTGGGAGCGTAGCGGTTCGTTACCGTTATATGCGTTCCCGGAAACTTCTTTCTAATCTTAAAAGCTTCCTCCTGCGAGATTTTAACTATATAAACCATTCCTTTTTATCAATTTGGAGCGAGTTTTCTTACCCTCTCCTATTGTAACCGCACGGGACACCCCTAAAATTTGTCGCATAATACGGCTATTTTTAGGGGTCATTTATCCCGTTTGGGTCGGATTTTAGCCTATTTTTTGTAAATTTTTGCGTGATTTGTTGTCAATTTACGCGAAATATTTATATCGAGTGTATCTCTTTCCATATAGCTCAACATCACCCTCGTCGTCTTCTGCGAGCAGTCCGATAGGTTCTGCACCCACTTCGAGAACCTCATAGAACGAGGTGTTGGGGTAGCCAAAGAGTATGTTAAATATCTTACGCTGAATCTGAGAATAACGAGGTTCTTCTATCTGGCGCAGGAGGTAGACCATATCGCTCTTGGTGAACGACATATTGCCCACATATTCTACGCACTCCTGCCTGATGTCGCAACACTGCATCTGTTTGACGGAAGATTCTATGTCCGAAGCATACACACTCTTTATCTCATTTGTCATGTCTGTTACGGCATTGATGACACGGGTGACTTTCTCGTACTGTCTGCGATGAACATCTATGCCATTACCCACAAGAGCGGAGAAGGGGAGGTACTCCTGTTTCTTTCCTATCTCTTCTCTCTGAGCCCTGTACGAATTAATACAAGTCTGCACATAATCCATGGTCGTCAAATGCTTCTTGTAATTCTTTCGCTTGCGGTCATAGTAGCCTTTGCCGATATCCTTCGCCTTGAAGAAGTTGGGTTTAATGGCTCTTCCGTCATCGCCCTCAATCTTATATTTATCACGCAGTCGGCGAAGCTCCTTAGCATTATTGATATTGAACTCTTTCTTTGCTTTGTCGATTTCAATGCCGCTCATAATATTCAAGATACATACATCTTTATATATTTCCTCAATATCACTATAACTGCCGCCACGATTGAGGACATCCCATATGCGGGTATTGAGCTCCTGACTGAGGTTGATGATATCGCCTATAAGATTGTTGCTCGTTTTAACATCAAGGTCAACCTGCTCGTCGTGAGTATATCTGCGTTTTTTCTTAACGGACGAGACATCCGGAACTGCTATCAAAAACTTACCTTCGTTCTTAAGCGCGGCATTGATAAGGTGAAGATTATCCGTAACAAGCGAGGTATCTGAATCAAAATCGCAACCCGATAATTCGTTTAAGACATTTTCGCCAATACTGTTTATACAGACTATCTCGTTCGTCAGATTAAAGTAGCGGTCGATCTCGCTACACTCCACATTCGTCGGAACCCACACATTGCTCATTGAGATATGGGGGCTGCGCGAACCTACGAGCCTCTGCCCGTACCCGAACCTCTTCGTATGTATGTTGCCAACACCCAGCACCGACACGCCGTCGAACTTGCCGATGCTCGCCTGTAACATCTCGATTGGATTGCCAAACAAGGTTTCGTAATTGCCCTCGACAAGCACATGACCGAGCCTAAGATTTTTTGTAAAAGACTTAAGAATATCTATCTTGAAGTCATGATAAAGCTTCGTCTGCGCAAATCTGTCATTGAGACCGAGAAGCTTATATACAACATCATTCTTCGACTCAGCAGGGGAGATGTCGAATTCGTCTTCTATCGGATATTTGATATGGTAGCGCAGAACTGCGGGGTCTGTTCTGATAGCTGTCATATAGTCAAATGTCTCCTTGAGGAACGCCACCGTCTCAGCCTTGTCCATCTGCAAGCTGTTGAGAAGCTGATAGTGCGTCTGCACCATGCGCCCGTCAAAAAAGTGAGTCGGCTTATCATACTTAACAACGCCAAAAGTATTGTCGATGTGCTTCATCCAATCGTTTATCGTCCCGAACTTCAGATACTTGATGCTGCTCGGCGTGGTTACTATCTTTATATCTTCCACACGCTTCGCTTTAGTGTAGCCCTTTAGCTGGCTCACCTCTGTTATGCCGTGGTCGGCAAACCACTGCTGCAAGTTTGTATTGAAGCAACAGCATTTAAAGAAGAGGTTGCGGAGTAGTATCATGCCCTTATCGCTGTATTTGCCCATAGCTGATATATCTATAAGTCCCTGTCCGTCCCAGATAGAGTTTGTTATCTGCTCGTCTTTTTCTTCGGCGATTAGGTGGTCGCCATCTTCGCTGACGGACATAACCCTATCGAAGAATTTGCTCTCGTAGTCGTCTATCACGAGAATGTTCTCGGGGTTTATTTCCAGTATATCAATAATAGAGCTTGACGGCAGAGAGATATATGACTCAAGCGCAGCAAGGTCTACCTCTTCACCCTCGGCGACTTTCAGTCCGCACATCTCCCACTTGTGCATACGAGCGTACAGTTTCTCGTCAATAAAGAGACACTTGCCAACGCGAGAACTGCCGCTTGACCTCTTCCACCTGACATACCTTACTCCATTACACACAAAGCCGTCATTATACAGTGTCCTGCGCAGCTCCGCTGTGCTCTTCAGCGTCTTAGGTGTTTTGATAAGCGTGTATACGCCACCTTCAAAACCGAAGTATTTACCGAGCACCTCGTCAGATACCGGATATTCCACAGGCTGTCCAAGTATTATTCCCACCAGCTCGCCGTCTTTTATAGCCACGCAGTCATTGAAGTTAAGGTCTGAGTCTTTATATCCAAAGCGAATATACCTATTTCTGCCGGCTTTATTAAACTCCGCCACCGAGTATTTAAAGGTTACATTTATTACACGCGAGGTATACTCTTTCTTTCTTCCGTAAAAGCTGAAGTTAGTGCGGCGATACACTTTCTCATAAACCTCGCGCAGTTTTATCTGATCTAAACTGTAATCGAGTGTGTTGGCGTATCGTCTATAATTGACCTTGCCGTCTTTATCCACCAACGAATAACCTGTGTCGGGGTACAGCTCATTTGTTATGTATATATCCTTAGCGTCGATACCCGGTATATATATTGTATTACCTATAGTTAATTCTCCTCATCCATATCCGTATTTATGGCTTGATTTCCATAGTCTATGTAAGCGACCTCATCCCAACTGCCGTGGCAGGGATAGTCGTTGTCGTCGTTGCCGCAGCGGTTAATCCACGGGCAACCCTCACAAAACCCTCTATTCAACTTCTTTCTCTAATCCTTTCTGTAAAATGCCGTTCACACCTCTTCCCTAAATATCAGCCATATCTCATTTCGTCCGAGTTTTGCTGTCTATATATTACAAACTTCGGTTTAAAGTGTCCCGGTAGGGTAGTTTATGCCCCAAGTCTAACATCTTATCTTTACTGGTTCTTTCACGCGCATACCATAGGTGCGCCGATAAGCCCCCTTTCTACAAGCTTCTTATGAAAGAATTGCTTGCCCTGCGGCGTAAAGAGCACCCTTACCGATACGATATCCGACTTAGTGTACCAATCTTTTGTCTCGAATAAGCCCTCGTTGCTCTTCTTTGCGTAAGGACGAAGCTGTTTGGTCGGAGTGCGGTACAGGTACTTTTCGTCTATCAAAAAGTTAACGAACTTACGCTCAGAGATACCAAGTTCTTTGGCGGTGTCTCGAAGCCCAGTACATTTATTAGGGCTAACAAACGTGTCGTAGAAGTCCGCCTTCGGCTGAGCGACATCGAGCTCGCTTTGCAGACCAGAAATTTTGGCTTCCGCTAATCTAAGTTTGCCTTCTGCAAATTTAAGTGCTCTCGCCATTATCATGTCTGGATCGTTCCACGCTTTTTCGATTTGTAAAAAATATTGTCTCGTCTGCTTGCCTTTCTCGTTGCGCTGAAGCATACAGATCTCTTTTGCCATGTCGATGGTGAGCTGCGCATCCTGTCTCGGCTTGCCCGGTAAGCCGTCAGACCTATTCGACAAAAATGTCGAATAGTCCTCTCCCTCAGCAAAACCGTATTTGCACATTCTCGGGAACCATTTGTCATAGGGAGTTCCGACTTCAAGAAATTCGTGCAGGTCTCTCGCCAAGACCGTCGGTCTGTCGCTTTCATAGTTGATTTTGATTAATTCATTCATTTCATTTTCTCCTTATTTATAATGTTAAAATTTGCAGGGGGTCACATTTGCGTACCCCCCTATATTTTTGTATGACTTTTGCTCATTTTTGAGCTAAAGTACTGTATCGGCAGTTGAGGGGGTGACAGATTTGGACACCCCTTGCCATAGTGGCATACCGTCGCGATTTACGACGGTATTTTTTTGACCCATTGTCGCCCTAAGTTGAACTTAGCCCGCTCGTCCTCGTCGAGACGGCTTGTCGCTATTGTAGGGTTGCTTAAGTCGAGAGCTCTACAGTCGGCGAAATGCCGAGTCAGCTTATTTTCGTAGCCCACGCAACCCCGAAAAATAACCTCGCCCTGTGTTCTGATGAGTCCTCATTATAGGGAGTCGCATTTTGTTACACCCTTACTAATAAATCACGGCTTTAACATAAGTCGTCGTTTTGCTCTTGTAGTTGAGACCACTACCCTAATTCAAGGGGATGGTGTTACCCACATTTTTGCCGGGAAGCTATTTGACATTTTTGTCTAACAGCCCCACATCACTTCTCCGCCCTGTACTTCGCTAACGCCGCCGTCGCCTTGCGTTTCTGTTCCTCAGAGACGCTTCGAGCGGCGTTCTTTCTTATAGTAACTGCGGAAGGGATAGCCTTTAGAATCATCCCGCACACAGTGCCGTCGTCGTAAACCGTCTGCTCTACAGGTGTCCAACCCTTACGCAGCGCGGCATTGAAGTCTTTCGGAACGGTGCTGTCCATCGTCCATCCGTCGCCACTTCTATATATGTGTGTCTCTCGCTCACTCACAGATATCTTACTCGTAATCGTCTTCGTCTTTATCGCCATTCTGAACCCTCTCCATCCAATCTTTTAAAAGTGTCCTCATTCTTCTACTCGGCACATACAGCCATATCTCTTCTCCGCGTCTTATAGCCGATCTCCATATCCACTGCAACATAGTTGAAAGAGCGTACATATCTTGGTCTACCTCTACACCAAATTTCTCATACACACGCCTCTCCGCGACATTCATGAACAGGTTGACGGCGTAGGCGAGATACCTCTTATTAATGTATGAATTAGTAGCCCTCTCGTTGAAGACGACGTAACTCTTGGTGTAGCCTTTGCCCTTAACCTTGTTACAGGCGCTCTTATAGGTTCCCCACATACGCTCGTCCGCAGGTGAGTTCTTCCATATATGCTTGTAGCAGTTGGCTATATGATTCTTAACAGCCTTGAGCTCGCCATCCTCACCAGCCTTGCGTCTCTGATACCAATTCATAGACAGCGCATGGGGCGGGTCGCCTATACGGTTGAGCTTTGGCGACTCTATTATATGTATAAGGTCTTTGATGTGTTTGGTGTACTCCGGCACATAATCGGTATTATCCGAAAAGCGGTAGACCCCGTCCTTTAGCGACACACCTATATATGTATAGGGGATTTTATTGGCTTTCACAAAATAGCAAAGGCTCTGCCCGCCGAACAGATAGGTCAGTATAAACACCTCATCAAACGAAGTAAGCAGTTCGGGTGACAGCGCCCAATAATAAAGCTTCTCCTTTGACCCATTGTTGAGGCTTATAATGCTATGAGAGCGAAGCATCTTCATTTCTTCGGAGAACTTGCCTTCGTCATACCATTTACCCGTCGGCAGATATACACCATTGTCATTCGTCAAAAATCCTGTAGCCTTGAGCATTTTTACGTCAATAGGCTTCAATTGGCTTTCAACAAGAACCTCTAAGCTCTCATCTATGATGAGGGTATACCCGAGTTCCTTTATCTTAGCCAAGGTCTCTCGGGAGTAGCTCTTGAAAGCCACATGAGTAGTGGTAATATTGCGCCCCTTTTCAACGAGAGCCGCCGTGTGCTCAGTTTTTCTAAAATGGTATTCACCCAGCTTGTTGCTCGGTTCGACGAAGTGCAGCTCTGGGCACCCCTCTTTGATACGATTGCTCTCCGCCAGATACGGTGTTACATAAATAAATTTCTTTTCCTTGTGTTCGTTCATATAGGTAATGGCAGCTTCAGTTTTACCAGCACCCATAATCGCGTCGCATACTTTAATACTAATAGTGTTTTCCTCCTTTGAGTTTTGTCGTTTTCTTTAATTGGAAACCAAAAGGTTCCGAGCTATCTCACACCCCTTGTGTATCAAGGCATCCGAGCACCCCCTTGTTATAAAAACAATATATGTTATGTGAAGGTCACAAGTCCACTAACGTGTCCTTGCTCGCCACATAATTCCGTCTACGGAGTAGGCGGGAGGCTACGCTATACCACCTCGGGAGAAGTTCTCTTCGCAAGCTTCGCTAACTTCTCTTCGGAGATACCGCTGACACCTCCCTCAAACATCTCCGTAGGCGGGTGGAAGGCTTCGCCTTATTTCTAAAGGAAGACTGCATCCTCGGTTCGCTCCATCTTGAGGCGAACTCAGCAAGCCTTTAACTGCGCTACGCTCCGTTTCCGTTCGCCTTATTAGTGTCGCTCACCTCGGATTTGCCTTGAAACGGCTTACGCCGTAGCCTGTACCACCATGTTATGTATATACCTTACACCCGAGGTTGGTTGATTTACCAAAATCTGAAGGTTAAATTTATGAATAAATTATTAACAGAAGTAGAGGGTAGAAGCTTAGCGCGTAGCGATAAACATAAATAAAAAAACGCGCCCTTCGGCGCGTAAGACGATCGTACATATATAGAACTTGTAGAAGCTTTCTTCGAAGACGTCAGCCTGTACATACCAACCCTATAGGCTTATACCACGGACGAAAGACCGCTCGTAAGGTAGACTTTAGGGATTTTAGCCTGTACCACATCTTTATCTCGGATGCTCGTAGGGGTAACTTTGTGCGTAGAGCGGGCTTTTACCAGTTTTTTTAAAATTTTAAAAAGCACCAATCTACCTGACCCGTAGAAGATACCCTCTACTATGGGCGGGATTTGTGTAGTTCTGAGGGTCTATTTTGACGACGTGTGAGTGGGGTTGATTAACTAAGCGGTTTTTCACGATTATTTTTCTGCTATGGGTTTAAAATAGCCCCCTTGCGGGGGATAATCCATAAAGGCGGATTTTATGGATTATTATACCTATATACTCGATGTATACAAGCTATGATATTTTAGTGTTATATAAGCATTATTTTTTTGTTGTATTTACAACGCCGTCTACACGTCAACGTCAACACTGCATAATATCACCGTCAACACGTCAATTATATCTTATATGCTAAAATAAAAAAATACCTATACACCAAAAGATAAATTCCGATGTATATAGGTATTATATTATATATTATATATAGCTCTATAGGTACAATATTATACATAATAACGCGCATACCGTCTCACCGTCGGCGGGAGAGTCGCACGGCGTAGCCGTGCCCCGAAGTCCCGCACAAGCGTTATATGCTATTATAGAATATTATATATCGTTGTTGGTGCTGCTGCTGCCGTTCGGCGGCAAGCGTAGAACGCCGCGCACATAGTCGGCGGATAAGTTAGCGGCGGCGGCTACGGTGTTAATAGCTGCACTCAGGCTCACGGGCTCAGGCTCAGGGATCGGGCGATCGAGTAGATCGTCAACGGATATATTAAGATAATCGCATATCCGGGCGACGGTAATATAAGACGGCGCGCCGCCGTGCGTCATTTTAGTTAAAGCGGCGTGATTGATGTTTAATTCTTGTAACATAGTTTTCACCGTGATGTTTTGTCTCGTGCATTCTTTTTTAATCTTTTCTGCAATAATAGCGGGGTCATAATTGTTAGTATTGCACAAGTTCATCAGCTCCGTTGCGTAGATTTATTGTGTATATATTACAAAGATGTGCAAAATCTCTAAAAAGTTCATTATTTTTCTTTTTCGAGTATAACAATGCACTTTTTAGTGCTATACTATGGGCGTACTCAAGGGACAGCCCCGACGGACAAGCCGCCGACAACGAGCCGTTGAGCCGTGCGGATAAGGCGCGTGGGGTATCTTGTAAAGTACAGTCATCATTTTATCATGACTTGTCGCTTTTGGCAAGCACTTTTGAACCTTGAAAACATAATCGTGAAGCGGAGCAACGGCGGAGCGTGGGAACGCTCCAATGCCGCAAGCGTGGGAACGCTTAAAGCCGCCGCCGATACGATTATACCATACGCGCCGCGCATGTCGCTGTTATTATGCGCGGAGCCGCTCAATGGCAAGAGCGGAGCATGGGAGGAACGAACGGAAGGGCGTCGTATCTTATCAGTACAGACGCGCACCGTGACGGGCGCGCCCGTGGGCGAAAATTATAACAGAAGGCAGCCGCCGCCGTAAGGTAATGAAAAAGCGAGAAGAGCGGAGCGGGCGCATTGTGCGCCCGTGGAGCGCGCACACCGTCAGCCGCGCGCTGAAATGACGGAAGATAATTGTTTTTTTAGCAGATGTCGAGCGCATGAGCTTTTGCGGCTCGTGCGCTTTTATGTGCTAAAAAGCACAAAAAATTTTACTTTAAAGGGAGCAAACAAAAATGTTCAGAATTGAAAACGCCATCAAAGAAAACCGCAAAGAGTCCCGCGCCATCAGCGCGACAATGTACAAGAACGACAAACACGCCATCGAAGTTATTGACAATTGGAAAAACGCCGTTGAGTCTTTACGGCTTGCCGTGAGCCGTTACGCAGTCGCGGCGCATGAAGATAGAGAACACGACGCGGATGAAGTTTTTACACGATATAAAACAGTGCTTGCATTTTTTACCGATAAGAGCGCGGGGAAGAAACTTCACGCCGAAAAAAATGACCTTGAATCACTGTTAACATTCTGCGGCTCATATCGTAAAATCAACCGCGACGCCGACAAGAAGGAATTTTTGCCCTATGCGGCAGTAACATTCCGTAACTCGTTCGAGAAATTCATTGCAGATCGCCTCGATAAAGTCGCGCATAAAACCGCGGAAGAAATAGAAGCAGAAAAAGCCGCACGCCGTGAAGCAAGGAAGGCGGAGCGCGCCGCAAAAAAAGCCGCGGAAAAAGCAAAAACGGCAAAAAAAATTGACCCGAAGCCCGAAAAAGCCGCCGAAAATGCAAAGAACGCCGCGAAAAAATCGAGTGCAAAGGCTCAGACAAAAGCAAAGGCAACAAAAGCGGCATAAAAAATTTTACGCTCAAAAGTGAAATTAAATCAAAACTAAAAATCTAAATAAGAAAGGAAATTTAAAATCATGCGCTATTACAAAGTTAAACCGGAATACGATGGGACCCACAAGAACCCACTCATACACAACGGTAACATTTTAATCGGAGGTGAGCTTTATACGGAATCAGAACGAATTAAGATGCGATTCGTGCCAGATAAGTGTTTCGATGTCGTGGATATCCCACACGACAAAACTAAATTTATATTCGGCGCAAGATTTGCATTTGGAATCTAAATCAGAAAGGAATCGAAAATCATGGTAAACACTATACAGAATGATTATGTCATGCAGGCAAATGAGTTTTCAGAACGAAACGGAATTGAAATTAAAATCACTTTTAAGGAGCGAAATTCAAATCCGATGTGGGAGGAAAATTATTTGCGAAACTGCTATTCGGTTTATATCCGAAACACAAACAGCGGAGCGGTTATGCGCGTGACATTTTGGGATTCCATATATAGCACAACACACAACATCACGCCGACTTGCTATGACATTCTCGCGTGTTTGACGAAGTATGACCCCGGTGACTATGAGAATTTTTGTTCGGAATTTGGGTATGAAACCGAAACCGAAAACGAATTCGGCAGACTAACGCGAAATCCGAACGCTTATAAGATTTGGAAGGCGTGTTGTCACGAATGGGAAGGAGTAAAGCGCGTATTCGGAGAAGATGAAATACTCGAAGAATTGCGGGAAATAAACCAAAGAAAATCACTTCGGAAATTGGTAATGAAATTATATTCCCGGAGTGTTTCTATTCTCAAAACATAATCTAAATACTACAAAATCGAAACGGAAATGAAAGGAGCGAATATTTTACTATGTCATACGAAAAGTTTGTAAGGGGAGTGATATGGAAAGTCGGATTTGAAACGAAAATCCGTTTTGAAAACGACGGCGAAAAGTATACGGCATACATAACAGGCGGAATTATTATTTACGGAAATAGCATATCCGCTCTTGTATTGGTGCGCTGGGGCGACGGTCATTCAGCGCGAATAAAATTAGAGGAGGAAAGGAAATCATGAGCTATAGTACCTATGGGGTTGAAGTTGAAAAGCAAAACGGTTTGGTAATCGGAAAGCATTTCAACAATCTCGATGATGCAATATGTGTAGCCGAACGGGCTGTATATGAGCGCGGCTGCGTGTGGTCGTGCGTATATATGCCTAACGGCGATATCTATGTTGAGTATGAGATGTAAATCGAATACAGCGTTAGCTAATATGAAGTATAGCTTTAGCTAATACGAAATGTAAATCAAAATCAAAAATGAAATTAAATTCTGAAAGGAAAATGAAATCATGTCACTTGCACTTTTAAATAACACGGCAGAAAAGGAAACCTTTGATGCGAGAACTCTGTATATCGATACGATTCTGCGGAATGTACCCGAAATCGGCGGGCTGAAATTCGCAGAAATCCCCGTTGACCTGCTGAGTGTTCCCGCAACTTACCAGCGCCCACAGCATGGACACGAAAAGGAAATCGCCCGACAGTGGAACAAGAAGAAAGCCGGAGCGCTTGTGGTCAGCTACCGAGACGGTCAGCTCTATGTCATCGACGGTCAGCACAGGCTTATAGCGGCACGAATGGTCGGCGAGCAGACGATGCCTTGTCAGATTTACGAGGGCTTGACCGAAGCGGAAGAGGCAATGATTTTCGGAAAGCAGGACGAAAACAAAATCAAATTGAGAACGATAGAGAAAATTTATGCACTGTTTGTGGGTGGAGATGCAAAGGCTATAAAGCTCAAGCAGCTGTGCGACGAATACGGCGTTGTGCTCTTCCCGCAGGACAGCAAGGAAACGAAGCCAACACTTACCGGACTGCGCGTAACTTTGAAGGCACTCAATGCTTATGGTGAGGAGTGCGTAAAATGGATTTTCGATACGGTTAAGAAATCGGGGTGGCATCTCGTGCCGGGCGCATACAGCGAAGCGAATATAAATTCACTTCGTAATCTGTATGTGGGACACAGGAACGAAACCGATTCGGTGCAGGATATCGTAGTGAATATCTATAGAAGAACGAACTACGACCATATCCAGTCGCTTGCAACGGTGCAGTACCCAAGCAGAACAAAGATAGCGTCGTTGACGGCTCTGCTCGAAGCGGCTGTTGAAGAAAATGTGGCATAAAATTTTAAAAGATTTTTGGTAAATAACCGAAGTCGTGATATAAGATAGAGCCGCCGTGAAAGGAAAACCAAACTCGGCTGCTAAATTTAAAATCAGAAAGGAAAACAAAATGGAAATCAGAGAGGAAATGAAAGACTGGGTATATTTTAGAGAAATACGCTGGGGAGATGTGTTTCGTGCCGAGGACGACGATTACTATATGAGGGTAAGCGGGTCAGCAGAGTACAACGCTGTTAGAGTTGGTACTGGACAGTTAGCCTATTTTGTTGGCGGCAAATTGGTGAGTCCAGTTCACAACGCGAAAATGGTGGTTAATTTCTGAAAGGAGATCAAAATGAAAATCGAAATCAAAACCGGGAACGCCGCTTTTCATGACTGTGACGCGAAAAATGAATATGCCGACTACTACACCACGGCGGCTGAGCTTGACCGAATTTTCGGGCAGATAAGCAGAGCTGTAGCCGAAGGGCGAACAGACGGCAAGGTGATAGACAGCAACGGAAACATATGCGGAGAGTGGAAGATTTGAAATGAAAATGATTTTTGTTGTGGTTGTCGCTGCCGAAAACGGAAAGTATGTCGCCTTCGCCGACACGATAGCGACGGGTAATAACTTAATCGCCATACTTAAAAGATACAACGCTGATATATGCCATTTATGCGAAAGCCGTAGAGAGGCGGAGGAACTGGCGCGAAAATGGAATGAGGCGTATAGACAAAACGGTACAAATTTATTTTAAATCAGAAAGGGAATCAAAATGGAATTGAGATTTGCAATCACAACTGTAATTGAAATTGCCTTCGTCGTCGCGTTTTTGTATGCGCTGTGGCACGAGGGTAAAATTATAGCTTTCGAGGAACGGATGGAGGATGCCGTAGCTCGATGGCTTGCAAAGAAAATCATAAATAGAAGGAGGAGGGCTGCGGTTGACAGAAGAAGACAGAATGAAAAGGTTCGTTAAACACAAAATCAAAGTCCTAAAGGAATTGGGCGTGAGTTTGACAACCGAAGATGAAAAGCGTTTGGCGACGGCTTCCAGTTATATCGCTGTAGATAATATGGCGAGAACGATGATTCAGAAATTAAATTGAAATTCAGGAGGAAAATGAAATGAGATTTCAGGTTGGAGATCGAGTAAGAGCTATCCGAAATATATATGGTTTTGAGATTAAATTCCTTCGCGGAACGATAGCCACAATATCCGGAAACAATATAGGGGTGGCTTTTGATTCTTATGTACCGGGCGCACATAGTCTTGACGGACTATGTGAACATGGTTTGGGTTTGTGGGTTGGTGAAGATGATTTGGAGCTTATTGGTAAATCAACACCCGAACCGACGCTCAAGAAATGCAACGAGCGAGAAACATTAACTTTTGCGACGCCGGAGCAGATTGTTGAGATTGTGAGCAAAACGGAAACTGGTTCTACTTTTACAATCAATGGGCTTAAGGCAGTTGTTATTGAACGGAACAATGGATTGGCTTGGTGTATTTCGGAGCCGATTCGGTGGAATAATGAATCGTTTGACTCGTTCTTGGCACAGTATCATTCTATCATGGTGGACTATGATTGGAGTATGGAGGATTTTGGAGATGATAAGGAATATCTTTCGCGAAGAGGAAAAGCGTTTCCGATATCTCTTGATGATTGGCGAAAACATTGGGACAAGATGGGTAGTTTCAAGATAGTGAATTCTATTTATAATCCTATTCGTCTCTCGACTGGATTAAAAAATACGCCATTTGTTGTGCGAGATATTCATTCGCGTCGAGTCGACGCGGGCTTGTTTAGCAGTAATCTTAATGTATGGAATGACACAACTTGCGTTAAGTTTGCTATCAAGAAGGAAATCTAAATGGAAAACAGTTTCAAGGTTGGCGATAGAGTTAGGTGTATAAAGGACGTTGAAAATTATCCATCGGGAGGAAAGCTTGGAACGATCTGTAATGTGTGTAGTTCGTATATAGGCGTGGCTTTCGATGAAGAGATTTCAGGACATACTTGTAACGGGATTTGCGCAGACGGACATGGTCTTTGGTGTTTTGCAAGCGAGCTTATCCCCGCAGTCTTCAAGAAAGCGTCAGAAAGAGAATACATAACAGAAATATAATTTAAAAATCAGGAGGAATTTAAAATGTATTTTGAAAATGAAAATAAAAAGTTTATGGAAGAACATAATAGCTTTACGGCAGAGGTTGATTATTACACAAAGCAGGTCAAGAAGATTTTCGATACTATCGGTATAGACCATGATTACACGATAAGCGGGATAAGAACCAATGTTAGCGCGTGGCTCAATGAGAAGGAACCGGTATTTGAACTTCTGCGGAAGCATCCTATGTGGAATGAAAAAGCAAAAGCGATTGTGTTTCTTAGAGATGAAATACGCTCGGCAGACATGGGTAAATTCAGATATGACCTTGAAAAACTTGAGTCATACATCGATAAAAAGATAAGCGAACATGGCATTAATCATAGCTCTATAGTAACCTCTGCTCTTCTCGCAATTTCAGAAAATGTAACGAAAGAGATTAGCGAAGAAGAGGCTGAAAAGATAAACAAGATCGGTTACTACAAGGAAATTCGTTCCGGAATGAAACGAAGCCGTGTTATCAATAACATATTTAAAGAATACCCCGTTGGCGACGATTACAAATTCGACGCAACGGGGCTTGTTGACCCTCACGAAAACGGTGACAGAAATTATGACAGCTACAACAAGAGATTTGCTGTTGTTGCCGATGACACGAATCCGCTCAAGATTAAGCGCATAACAGTTTTAAGTGCGAATATTTGTGATTTCCTTCTGATGTCAAACGGAAATTCGTGGAGCAGTTGTCACTTTATTAACAGCAACGGTGCATATCGGGGATGTTATAAGGCGGGAACGCTGAGTTATGCTAACGACGGCACGAGTATGATTTTCTATACACTCCCCGAATCTTATACGGGCGACGAGTGGTTTATGGAAGAGAAAATTACTCGCCAGCTCTTCTTTTACCAGAACGGTCTACTTCTACAGTCCCGTCTGTACCCGAAGGGCGGAGATTCAACCAGCGAAAATTATCGCGATTATAGGGCTGTTGTTCAGGATATTATGTCAACTTGTCTTGAAGTACCGAATCTGTGGAAGAAAGTAGATTGCGATTGGGATGAGCTTATAACAACCCACGACAATAGTTTTCACTACCGTGATTATTATGAGTTTCCCGATGAATGTGTTTTTACATACAATAAGGAAATGGAATCGAAAATCAATTCAGGTTTGTATATCGGTGGAGATTCCTATTGTGTCGATTGTGGCGACTTGATGAACACTTATGATGACAAAGAAAGTGAGTTACAGTGTATTGACTGTTGCGAGGGAAATCATTGTTATCGCTGTGGTTGCTCAGTGGGCGATGAAGACAATCTGCACGAAATAGACGGAGAACTCTATTGTGAGGACTGTTGCTTCTGGTGTGAGGTTCATGAGCAGTGGGAGATCAGGTATGGCTATAGGAGCGACGACTTCGAGCGAGATGTTTATATAGATGGGGAGTCTTACACGATGTGCGACGATGCTTTTGATGATAATGTGGTGTATTGCGAGAGGTGCGGCGAGTATGAGTGGAAAGACGAAGCTCATTTTGTGGATGACACTTGTATGTGTAGAAACTGCTATGAAGAATATATGAAAGAGAAAAACGAGGAGGAAAACGAAAATGAAGTTGCTTAACATATTTAAGCTCCCGCAGGACAAGCTCAAGGCGGCGTTGGTTTGTCATCTTAGGGACAAGGGGTATTCGCCGATAGTGAGAGACGGGTTCGTGTACGCCGAGGGTGAAATCCCAGTTCTGCTTGTTGCTCATATGGACACGGTACATAAGCATACACCGGATATCATTTGTATGTCCGATGATAAAAGCATAATGATGTCTCCGTTCGGAATAGGTGGAGACGACAGATGCGGAGTTACGATGATTCTTGAGGTTATCAAAGAACTGCGGTGTCATGTGCTCTTTACGGAGGATGAGGAAATCGGCGGCGTGGGTGCGGGAAAGTTTTGCGCGAGTGGAATAAAACCAAAAATCAATTTCATAATCGAATTTGACCGAGCGCATGAAAGGGACGCGGTTTATTATGAGCTTGATAACGAGGTGTTTGCTGAAACGGTAGAAAAATACGGATTTAAGCGAGACTACGGTTCTTATTCGGACATAGTGGATATAGCGCCGGTACTCGGGTGTGCCGCCGTTAATTTGTCGTGTGGATATTATAACGCTCACACTCAGCACGAATTTGTTTCTATCCCGCAAATGTACGCACAGGTTGAGAGAGCAAAGAAGCTTATAGCAAATGAGTGTAACAATTTCTTCGAATGGAAGGAGCTCGTATACGATAGAAGTTGGGATAGCGGAAATTGGTGCTACGGCGGATGGTACGATAATTATGACTACTATGACAGCAAAAACAAATCCAAATCTAAGAGTAAAGCCAAGCCTGTGTCCAAGGAAGTGTCACTTATACCAGACGACGCATACCTTCAATCGTCAGACGGTGACTGGATTGATGTCGGAGAGGAGATAGATGATTTCTTCGTGGATGATTCGGGAACGGTATATGTATACGACTCCGAATACTTAATGGTAATTCCATTATTTGAATATGTGGCGATAAGCGCAAATGGAGTGCCTTGTAAAATGGATCCGGACAACAGTTTTGTGGTTGAGGTTGAAGGATAAAAGGAAAGGAGAGTTAAAATGAATAACGGTTTAACAATCAAAGATGCGACTGAACGCTGGGTTCACGAAATGAACGCTATACCTACCGGCATGATTGAAAAGATGATGGAAGCAGATATAGATGATTGGAGAGAAGTTACATTGCCGAGCGTCGGCGATCAGGTATATGCAAATAGCTATGGGTTGGGCGAGGTCGCAGAAGTAACATCAACTGAAGACGGTGTTGTGCTTGTGGTTGATTTAGATGTGCCACGGAGTGAACAGGTGGAAATTCCTGCGGATGAGGTTGAGATTGAGCGTCTCGAATTACTCCCGATGTGGGGTACAATGTGGTCGTTTGGCGACTCCGCAGATGATTGGTGGCTTGAAGAGGACGACGGAATCGAAATCATGTCGGAGTGCGGGTTTAGAATTTACGAATCTGACGAGTTCGGATATTTCTTTGGCATAGACGGAGCGGGTTACAGTTTCTACGATGCACACTGGATTCCGCTCTATAAGGCAAGAGGGCTTCAATGGCACGACCCAGTAGCGGAGCAGGAATACCAAATGTTAAGCAAAGGGTATAAGAAAGAAAAATTGGGCGCGAATACATACTGGATGGACAAAAATAATAATGTAATTGAAGAAGTAATCAAAGACTATTTTAACTTTTCTTACAAGGAGGAATTTTAAAATGGGATGGACAAGTTATCATGCGTCGTTCTATAAGAACGGCAAAATAGATAGAAAAGCAGAGTGCGACAGCATAATGAATTGCGATATGGTAGGTAACAAGGGGAGATATGAAGTGCTCAAATCTGCTATGGTGGGCTCTACTTACTATGCCGCTGTAAAGAAAACCATTTTCAAAACGGGAACTAAGCCCGAAAAGGAAAGCGTTTTTGGAGTGGTAATGCTCACGTCCGTTAACAACAAAGACTATTATAACTTTTCTTACAAGGATATAGATGAGAGCGCTGGTCCCGGTTACTATGATTGTCCGAAAGGAATACTTGATTTGCTTACCCCTACGGAGTATGAGTGGGCAGAGAAATGGCGAGAGCGCTGCTATGAGAATATAAAAAGAAAAAAGAGTCCAGACGCACTCAGCAATCTGCCAATCGGAAGTGAAATCAAATTTACTCTGTGGGACGGTACTGAAAAACGGTTGGTAAAGCATCCGGCTGCGTATCAGTTTAGTCGTCCGTTTTGGATGAACTTAAATGAATATACATATGTGTCGGTAAACAGAATCCCTAAGAACTACGAAGTAATAAGAAGAGGCGCGTAACCATGTTTGATTATCGATAATATTAATTCAAAAAGGAGAATTAAAATGCCAAATTGGGTAACAAATCGAATTGTGTTTCACGGAGATCAGGAGAATATAGACAGGGTTCTTCAGTACATAAAAGGAAATGGGTCTAAAATCGACTTCAACAAAATTATTCCAATGCCCGACAACATTTATCGCGGTGATTTAGGCAAGAGGGAGAGGGAGCTGTACGGCTCAAATAATTGGTATGATTGGAGTGTGGCGAATTGGGGCACGAAATGGAACGCGCAACACTCCTTGCTCAACAACAAGAATACACTGTGGTTTGATACGGCGTGGACCTGCCCTATACCCGTACTCAATAAGCTTGCAGAGATTTGCTGTGTAAACGATGTTAGGTTTGAAGGGGAATGGGCTGATGAGGATTGCGGTTGTAATGTTGGTGTGTTTTGGAGCGACAACTGTGTAGACAAAAACTGTGATTTTTATTATAAACCCATAGATGACGAGACAGACGAAGCATACGACATATATGTAAAACTCAAAGGCGAGAGTGATTGTATGGGTAAGGACGGCGATGAACATTGGGTGCGTTACGATTGTGATACTTGCCCAAACAAAGACAAATGCTGAAGCAAACGCTAAAATAAAAAAACAAATAGAAAGGAGATATAAAAATGAAAGCATATAAAGGCTTTGACAAGGATTTAAAGTGCAGAGGTTTTCAGTATGAAATAGGGAAAGAGTACGAAGAAAAAGAAGCAGAAGCTTGTGAAAAAGGATTTCACGCTTGTGAGAATCCTTTAGAAGTATTTAGGTATTATCCTCCGTGCGACGGGAATCGATACTGTGAGGTGGAACAGGACGGAGAGCTTTCCAAACATGGTGGCGATTCCAAAGTTGCTTCAACCAAAATAAAAATCGGCGTTGAACTTAGACTTAAAGGTCTTATACAAGCTGGTGTTTCATTTATTCTCGATAAGGTCAACTGGAAAGCCGACGCAGCAACGAATACGGGCGACTATTCAGCAGTTGTAAATTCGGGCGACTATTCAGCAGTTGTAAATTCGGGCGACTATTCAGCAGCAATGAATACAGGCTACCGTTCAGCAGCCGTAAATTCGGGCGACTATTCAGCAGTTGTAAATTCGGGCGACTATTCAGCAGCCGTAAATTCGGGCTTCCAGTCAGCAGCCGTAAATTCGGGCACCCGATCAGCAGCTGAAGTTTCAAACGGCGATTCTGTCGCGATAGTAACAGGCTATAATTCTAAAGCAAAGGCGGGCCTCGGCTCTGCTATTGTCATTGCGGAGCGCGGCGTTTGGAACGGCAAAACATATCCGCTGATTAATATCAAGGCAGCAATAGTGGACGGAGAAAAAATTAAGGCTGATACTTGGTATACGCTTAAAAACGGCGAGTTTGTTGAGTGTGATTAACAGAGAGGAATTGAATTTGGAATGGAATTGAAATTTGATTTAGGAATGCAGGTCATGACGCAGGGTATAGCAAATATACTCGGTGACGGTAAAATTTGCGAGGAGCTGCTCGATGCTTTCGGGCGATACACAAAGTGCGATTGGGGTGATATCCCCGAAGAGGACAAGGCTTTAAACGACAAGGCGGTTCGGGTAGGCGATGGACGAACTCTCGCCGCATATAACACAAGTAAGGGCGAGATTTGGATAATCACAGACTTCGGCGACGAGGGTAATGTGACGACCATGCTGTTGCCGGAGGAGTATTGAAAATGAGAAAAGAAAATGAATCTATGGTTTGCACAGTAAACGAGCTGAGTGATTATCTCGGAGAAAGGGCGCGTAAATGTATTCGTGAGGGTAGTCGATTTCCAGATTGTGACTTCGCTGTAATAGACTCTGAGAACGCAAACAAAAGCTTCGACGAGTTGCGCGATGATAATTACGGCTGGTATGGAATAAAGGCTGTAGATACGGGGTTTGACTCAGCAGACCTAATACTGTTCTCAGATTATTACGGCGGAGGGTGCGCGTCGTTTTGCTCGATATGGGAAGAGTCGTGGTGCTATCAAGACGCAAGCGAAGCTATTAAGAAAACGATATTAGACACACTGAGGTGCTCTGATGTGGTTATGGGTGACAGTATGCTCATAGCAGATTTTATTTAAGAAAGGAAAACAAAATGGAGTATCTTGTACGGTTCAACTATTCAGGACGAGTTGCATATGAGATTGAAGCAGACGACGAAGAGACGGCAAAGAGAGAAGCTGCTAATAGGTGGTCTGTTTGGGTATCGGCAGACGCGGTGGGACACAATCCCGAGTTTGCGTGTGCGGGTATTAAGTATGACACTATGACGGCTGAACGGCTAATAGACGGTGATGTAGCGGAGGTAAATAAAAATGAGTAATGAAAACAAAGGCTTACTCATAGATGGCGATACCGTAAATAAGGCATTAGAATCAATAGGGGTTGCTGCGGCTAACGCTGCTAATACAAATCGTACCCTTGCCGATATACTTAAAGATGTCAATCATCGTTTCGAAGAGCAATTTAATATTGATATAGAAACAAGAAAAGAAAAAGAGAAAGAGCTTGATGAGATGAGAGCTTCGGGCAAGTTTGTTTCTGTTATGGTTTTTGACCAGACAAATAAGCAGAGAAATTATCAGTATGTCGGTGAAACTTACTCGGGAGAGACGGTAGTTGGCAGTATCGTTTATGATGAGGGGACTTACATTTATGACCCCAGATATTATATCTATACTTTAGCCAACCTTAATACTTCTGCGGGCGGCGAAGTAGACGACCATAATATGCGTAGAGTTGAGGTGCGCCCTGATTCTATTCGTCCGTACACACAGATTGAAAAAATTAAGGAAGAGCTGCGAAGGGGTCACTGCATAGAGCTTGTTCGTAATCTCTCTGATAGTCTTTCTGATAAGTCAATATGTATTATTGCGAATGAAAAAGAAATTCCTTATGAGCTTTGGTTTAGAAAGAAAACTAAAATGAAGAAATTTGGAGGTAAATGAAAATGAATGGAAGAGATTTAAGCAACCGTCTTCTTTACACGGGGATGATAAGGGACGCAAGAAAACTGGCGTTTAAAGACAAAATGGCAACAGCGGAAGAGCTTGCACTTATGAGCGAACTGGAAATATGCGATTTAATCGAGCAAGACTATAATATCATCATGAGCGAAGATGAAAAAGTCCTTTTAATTCCAAAAGATAAAATGGACGAATTTGAGCAAATGGCTGTATATTTATGTCGATAAGGAGGAAAACAAAAATGTATAAACTTGACTTTTACACAGCGATATCCAACAGAAACGACCCTAAGACCCTCAATCACTTTGAGCGGGTCAGCGGTTATGGACAGGTAGTAAGAACTCCACGAGGAAGAGAAATCGAATTTGGTTTTGATAAGCGGAGTGACGGATGGTATGTAACCGATGTTGCTTCCGGTATGAGAATTCCTAAAAAATATGACACAAGGATGAAAGCGCTCGCCGCTCTTAACGCAGAGCTGCTTAGTAAGGTTGATAAGGCAGTAGAGAACGATGCATACAAAGCTGTGGTGAAAGCTCTTAGCGAATTTAAAACAAATTCGGAGGTAGCGTGATATGACGGTGTATGAAGTGTTGGAAACATATTGCAAAAACTGCGCACACAACGGTAATTGTTGGAAGCCGTGTGCGGCGGCGATATCGGCGGTAATGAGCGACGAAAAGGTGAAAGCAAAGACGGTGGTGAGTTTATGATACTGAACACGACATATTGCAGACGAGCTTTTACCGGCGTGTATTGTGAACATATGGACGGAAATGTGTGTGTTAGACAATCCGGCGAGTGTGAGTTTCAGTACGGAGCGGGTAGACGACGAGAAGTTGCAGCTCAGAAGGAATTGGATTCTGATTAAAAAAAACGAAAACAAAAGGAGAATGTAAATGAATATCAAAGTAAAAATCTGTGATAAAGCTATCGAGCTTATTGATCTGTTGGCTAATATGCCGCTCGCTGATGATGAATTTGTTGATGAGATAATAGACGGTATTCGGTACAACGAGCCGTACCGAATAGAAGCAATTAGAGATGAGGCACAGAATGGCTGAAGAAATATACTATTACATAATGGACAAGCATGGAGTAATCTATGGCAGAAGTACAAGTAAAACTCGACTTCAAGAGAAAATGAAAAACAATTTCACCGAAGCTGTTATACGGAAGTTAGGAATAGAAATCGTTGAGGTGTATGATAGCATCTGAGCTATCGTAAGTAAAAAAATAATATGGGAGAGGAAGATTAAAATAATTAAGAGAGGAGAAATCTACTTGGTTTCGCTGGACGGAGTGGGGTCTGAACAACGGAACACAAGACCTGCGATTATAGTGCAAAACGATGTGGGAAATGCCCACTCGCCGACGACGGTTATCGTACCTTTATCGACAAAAATAAAACCGTCTATGGCGACGACGCACGTCAAAATAACAAGTGAGCAGGGCGTAAGAGATGAGTCAGAAGCGTTATGTGAACAACTGAGAGTGGTAGACAAATCGAGATTAGGAAGGAGAGTGGGTAAAATCACCGACGAATCGATTATGACGGATATAACAAGAAAAATAAAAGTAGTGTGCGGCTGTTAATTGGAGGGAAAAATGGAACATCAAACAGTAGTAGCAAAAACGAAAAGTGGAGATGAGTTTGTGGCTTGTTCCGGTATCGGAAGCAAGCTCTGCTCAATACATAGCTGCGAGTCGTGTCCTAAGATGAAATCAATTCGGGACAGCGCAAATAAGCTTGGATATGCCGGAAAAGGAAATGACTTTGCAGAGCTATTAAATTATCTATTCGATAAGGAGTGTGAACAGTTTGGAAATTATGCTGTTGTGGAGGTGTGTATGTCAGATTGACTCAATTCAAAGTAAAAGAGTTCAAGAGAATTTTACGGGATAACGGCTATAAGGAGGTGAGGTGTTGCGGTAGCCATCAAACTTGGAGCAATGGTGCAAGCAAAATTACTTTGCCGACGGTTAAGCTGAGTCCTGTTATAGCGGCTCGACTCATAAAGGAAAATGATTTGAGTGTCCGATAAAAGTGACAACTTACAACTGGAAAAAATTCCCTGTTGACAAGAGAATTTTTTAGGACTATAATAAAAAATGTAAACGGAACAAATGTTCGATTAAAGTTCGATTAATGAAAGGAGAAATTTGTAAAATGGGATTTTTGGGTTCATTTCTTGGTCTGATTGGTGCTTCGGCGGTGTTTGTTGGAGCCGATGTTAAAGAGCGTTGGGACGAAATAGATAGAGAGCGGCAGCGCATTGCGGCAAATCCCGCACCGCCTCCGGAGATGAGGGGAAATTTAAGAGATAAATATGAATCTGAGTGGCACAGAGGCGATAATACTCACTTCCCGGAAGAATATCTTCCTGCTCTTGAGAGCGATCCAGAGGTACTTTACTGGTGGATTGAGCTGCTTGCAGAGCGTGAGATAAGGCGTCAGGGTTATCGCGGTTATCCTATCAGTATTCAGGGCAATTTCAATCGAGTGTATAATGCTTGGAAGGAGCGTCAGAATTGGGTCAGATAACCAGTGTTGATGTTAACAAAGACATACTTATTGATAGCCTGAAAGCCCAGAACGCAAGACTAAAAAAGCTCCTCCGCGAAACAGCAGAAGAGCGAGACAGATATAAATCCTTGTGGGAAACAAATCGGATTCAAAATGAATTTTCAGAAAAGGAGCGAAAAGCAAATCGGCGATTAGAACAAGAGAAAAAGCAAGAGCGGCTGTTGTCCGGTGTAAAATCGGATGGCGTTCCGATAGCTCATGCGGCGGATTCGATTCGTTCCTATGATGAAATGTGTGTTGTACTGGATAAGCTCAAAAACACAGGACGAATGGGAATACGAAACTGGGCTATGTTCCGTTGCGGCATTTGCTTCGGTCTTAGAGCAAGCGACCTCGTTAAATTAAAATGGGGTTGGATCATAGACGACGACGGCGAGTTCAGAAACCGTATACCCGTAGTTGAGAGCAAGACATCTAAAATCAATCGGTGTTTCATCTCAGATGCGATAAAGGAAACGCTTACAGAATATCGCAAGTGGCTCGGCGGACGAAACTGTTCTCCCGATGATTATATCTTCTCAAAGAATAACGGTGGAAAACTACAGGAGCAAAGCTATTCGCGATATCTCAAAAACGCGGGGCAGGAAGCTGGGCTCCCGATACACATTTCATCTCATACCATGAGGAAATCATTTGCGAATATAGTGTTGTGTTGTCACGATGGCGGCGCGAATGATTATGCTATGAGAGATTTACAGGGTATGCTCGGACATTCAGATGTAAGAATTACGATGAGCTACCTCAAAGACACAATCCTCAGATACGACGAAGCAAGAAAGGCGGTGTCAGATTTCGTCCTTGGAAAGACAGACATAAACGAGCTGGTTACTTCAAAACAGGTTTCCAATAATGAAATTTACGAGCTTTGCAAAGAAATGTTTGAAAAACAAGTTGCGTAAATTATTTTCATAGTTTTTGGTAAATCAACAAAGTGAGGTGATATACTTGACTCGTAAGAACAAGAGAGCACTCGCGAGAGCTGCTCGATACATAAACGATAGGGTCGAATTTGCAAACGACATCTTAGATGACGAAGAGGATCGACTCGATGGTTGGGCGGAGAATCTGAAAGGTTCTCAAAAACACATGGACGCAGAAGACTTTGTTGAAGATATCCGCGAACAGTTTGATATAATAACTGATGCGGTAGAAGAAATACGGTCTTTGTGCGGAATAGAAGACTAAAAAAAAGAAGACTCCCCACGAAAGGGTAAAAGCGTTTGGCGACGGCTTCCCAATTCGATGAGGAGGAACGACATTCGTATGCTCTTATACTAAACACTGGCGTGTTTTTATAGGGGCATAGTCCTGCCATTGTCATTATAACACAAGGGCGGTTGAATGTCAACGAGAAAATAGGAGGAATTTATTATGCAGAAACCTAAAATTGTTTACATTGCCGTTGACGACGACGATTATGAGCTTCCATTTGCTATGGGCGACACGATGCGAGAGCTCGCCGAAGAGATTGGCGTCTCTACTTGGGATATATGGAACTGCGTCAAGAATCGGGGACGCAGTACAGCGCCTTTCAATCATACATATCGTGTCGAGAAAGTTAGACTTGCCTCTGATATGGAGGACATACTCGACTTTGGCACGGACAGAGACATTTACAACATAACAATTAATGCCTATGTATAAGTCAAATTCAAAAATAATAAAAGGTCTTTCGTTTGCTCTGGTGCTGAGCATAGGAGCGTTTCTTATGGTCGGTAATGCCTTGCCGGTAGAAGCTCCGAGCGCAGAGGTAATTGAAATCGAAACTGAAAACGAATCGGTTTTGGATTTGAAAACGGAAATTGAATCCGAAACAGAAATCGCCTCTACCACAGAGCAACAAAGACCCACCGATTCAAAGACAAAATACGACGAAATAATTACCGAGATTGCCGAGAAGTACGGTGTCTCGGCGGCTCTTATCAAAGCAATTATCAAAACGGAAAGCAATTTCAATCCGACTTTGATTAGCGCAACCAACGACTACGGTTTGATGCAAATCAACGCTTGTAATGTATCGTGGCTTACAGACGAGTTAGGTGTCACAGATTTGTTTGATCCAGCACAGAACATCGAGAGCGGCGTGTACATCCTTAGTGGGTATCTGAAGCGCTATTCACTTGCAGATGCGCTGATGGCTTACAACTGCGGCGAGGGTGGAGCAAAACGCCTATGGAAACAGGGTATTCACTCTACTCACTACACGAAAAGGGTATTGAAAAACTTGGATGAATTTGGAGGACTTTATGAATAGACATAAATGTTTTGCGGACAGAGGAAGCTGCTGCGCTGTGCTTACAGAAAAACTGTGCGAATATGGCGGGTGTAGGTTCTACAAGACCGAACAACAACTCTACAACGAAAGGCAGTTTGTAGACAGATACATACAGAGGAAATACGGAGTTAGCCGTAGGGAATATGTGAGAAACAAATATGGCAGTGAGCTTTTGAGGTATAGGAGGAGAAGAAATGAGGAAGTCTAAGCTTCTCACTCTAATAGCTCACGAGGTTGTGCCTCGGAAATGTGTAAACAACATGGAGTTTGTTGGCTATGTTGCTCGGTGCAATCAGTGTGGCGAACCAATAGCAATCTACTATAAACTTGACGACGAGCTGAGGGTTGCGGTTTTGCCGAGATTCAAAAGATTTGCGGAAGAAATCGAAAAGAAAATCAAGGGAGGAATTTAATGGAAGAGAATAAAATGACGTTATTTACGAACGAAGAGCTTGGAAATGTTAGAGCGCTTGAAATCGACGGCGAGCCGTATTTTATCGGCAAGGATGTAGCAACGGCTCTGGGATATACGAACACCCAAAAGGCTATTCGCGACCATGTTGACAACGAAGATAAGCTGACAGAACGAATCGTTCTGTCAGGTCAGAACCGCGAAGTAGTCTTTATCAACGAGTCTGGTCTTTACAGTCTTATCCTCTCAAGCAAGCTCCCGAAAGCAAAAGAGTTCAAGCATTGGATAACCGCCGAAGTCCTGCCTGTTATCCGTAAGACAGGTGGCTATGTGAACGACACGAAGCAGTTCGTCGATTACTACTTTGCGGACTGCAATACATATGGGCGAGAAGCTATTGCGCTTATGCTTAACGAAACAAAACGAATGGCAAATCAGTTAAAAGCTCAGGCTCCGAAGGTGCTGTTCGCTGAGGCTGTAGAAAGCTCGAAGACATCTATTCCAGTCGGCGACCTTGCGAAGCTTATAAAGCAGAACGGCGTCGATATTGGGCAGAATCGTCTCTTCTCGTGGCTGAGAATGAATGATTACCTGATAAAGTCGGGCGATAGCAAGAATATGCCGACGCAGAAGTCTATGGACTTAGGTCTGTTCGAGGTTAAGATATCGGCTTTCTACAGACCTGATGGCACGGTGGATATCTCGAAGACGCCGAAAGTCACAGGTAAAGGTCAGACCTACCTTATTAATAAATTCTTGTCGAGTTTGAAGGGGGCGTAAATTTAACCCAGAAGGAATTGGGTTTTGAAAGGTTAACCATGATAGACAGGTTTTATAATTTCGATTATAACAGATAATATCCTACAAATAGATGGTAGGGAACGACTGTCACTCGTCCGTGCCATGTAGGTTTTCCTTCTTTTTTGCAGGTATTGATAAGCTCAATTATAATAGATAATATCCTGCAAATTGAAGTGATCAACTTATAAGTTGACATATGCATTACTCCTTCCTTAGAGACTTGCGAGGTGCGAATAGCTGCGCTCGCTGTACCCCTATAAGTAATACTATTATGGTTGACCTTTTAAAGCCCAATTCCTTGCTTGATAAAATTAAAAGGAGCGCGAGTCAGTATAAAGAAAATTCTTATTGGCGGTAGTCCTTGCACAAAATGGAGTATCGCTCAGAAAAACGGAAGAGAAGTTTTGCCTAAAGGTGTCGGTTGGGAGCTATTCGAGAACTATCGGATGGCGAAAGAGAAATTCCAGCCCGACATCTTTTTATATGAGAATAACAAGTCGGCGGCTCAGCCCATAAAGGACGCGATTTACTCCGCTCTTGGTGGGGGCAAAGACTCATCGGTTCGGCTTACACACATAAACAGTGCGTTGGTTTCGGCACAACATCGTGAGAGGTTTTATGTTACGAATTTCGGTGATATAGAACAACTGGAAGACAAAGGAGTTTTACTTCGCGATGTGCTTGAAAGCGGAGAAGATTTGTCTTGCCGCGAAAAGGCGTATACGCTCACAGCCAGCTATGGCGGAGCGGTAGCGTGGAACACCTTAGAGAGAAATCAACGAACGATGGTTGCAGAGCCAGTACGTATAGGAACTATAGAGAGCAATGTAAAGAATAAGTCGCACGACAGCAAACAATATCGTGTATATAGTTCCGACGGAAAAGCAACTACGCTTTGTGGACAAGGCGGCGGAGTTGGTGCAAAAACTGGATTATATGCTGTCCCTGTGGGCGGTAAAGGAAAGGAACTCCCCGTTTATGAGGTTAGAGACGGGCTTATAACCATCAAGGACAAACAATACCCGATTAAGCTCGCTGATGGCTATTACCTTATACGAAAGCTTACACCGTTAGAATGCGAGAGACTACAAACTCTTCCAGACGGTTATACGAGCGGAGTTAGTGATACTCAGCGATATCGTGCTATCGGCAATGGGTGGACGGCAGAGGTTATTATACATATTTTAAATCATGCTCTTAAAGATGTTTCGAGAGACGAAGAGCTTGTAGTCCTGTCACTTTACGACGGCATAGCAACAGGTAGGTACTGCTTAGATAAAATGGGGTTTAAAAATATTGAGTATTATGCTTATGAAATAGACCCCTATGCGCAAAAGATAGCGATGTCAAACTATCCCGATATCATCCAGTGTGGCGATGCCTTTCGGGTTAGGGATGATGATTGGAAAATTCCGGACTAAAAGGAATCGGGTTTTGATTTGAAAAATGAAAATGAAAAGGGGGGATGAAATGGCTCAGGATTGGAGTGGCGATGCAAACTCTGTGTACAAAATTATCGGGGCGTCTAACCACTCAAACGAAAACAGGGCAGACGACGACTACTACGCGACTGACCCGAAAGCAGTTGAGGAGCTGCTGAAACGAGAGAAATTCTCTCACTATGTGTGGGAGCCGGCTTGTGGTGGAGGACACATATCAAAAGTATTGGAGGCTCACGGCTACGACGTTCTGTCGAGTGACATTGTGGATAGGGGTTATCCGAATACATATGTGGCGAACTTTTTGAGAACCAAACCTCATCCCACGAAGTATATACCACGCGACATTATCACGAACCCGCCGTACAAATATGCCAAGGAATTTATAGAGAAAGCCTTAAAGTTATCTATGGATTCAACTAAAATAGCTATGTTCCTCAAGGTCACATTTCTTGAGGGCAAGGCAAGACGGGAATTGTTTGATAAAGCTCCACCGAAATATGTGTATGTATTCTCCGGCAGAGTGAACTGTGCTAAGAACGGCGATTTTAGTAAAGCTGAGTCGAGCGCTGTGGCGTATGCGTGGTTTGTTTGGGAAAAGGGGTTCAAGGGTGAACCGAAAATTAGATGGATTTAAACCAAGGAGGAAATCAAATGATATTTAGTATTGTAATGATAGTTATAGCTGTGGTTCTCACGGCTGTAGGTGCGATTTTAGCTTACAAAGAGATAGAATACGGAGACGAGATTCCGGTGGCAATTCCTATAGTAAGTTTTGTGTTGGCGATATGTCTGTTCGTACTCTCAGCTTCAGCGGCTATTGTGCCGACCGGATATACGGGAGTGAGAACGACGCTCGGTCAGATAAGCGACCAGCCTGTACATAGTGGTTTCAACTGGAAAGTGCCCATTGTTCAGAGCATAAAGCTCGTAAACAACAAACAGCAGGACGCGCAGTTCGGCGGCGATAAAATCTGGTCGGAGACTGAAAGCAGAACAGCAATTTACTACGCAGACGTGACCGTTACTTATCAGATTAACCCCGACAGGTCGGCGTGGATCTACGCTAATGTCTCGGACTACAAGAACTCTCTGGTGTCCGAAAACATAGTTGCTTCGGCTATTAAATCCAGTAGCAAAGTGCTTAGCGATACCGACGCGACGAACCGCTCGATAGTTGAACCGCTGATAATGAAAAATCTTCAGGCTTCTATAGACGAGAAGTACGGCGAGGATGTTGTTGCGATACTCAAAGTGACGGTAAACGACATTGACTTTGACGAGTCATATCAGGCGGCGATAGCATCAAAACAGCAGGCTCAGCTTGCGGCAGAACAGCAGGAAATCGAAAATAAAAAGGCTGTGGATAAGGCAAAGGCAGACGCAGAGGCGAAGCTTATAAAATCTAAGGCTGAAGCTGAAGCAAATGACACTCTTGAGAAGTCCCTGACGGATAAGATTCTTAAAGAAAAATACATAGAAAAGTGGGACGGAAAGCTCCCGAGTGTGATGACCGGCGACGATGGAAGTTCGATAATGATTCAAAAGTAAGGAGGGAATGAATGAGGGTATTACTGTTGTTGCGCGGTAGTGCTGGGTGTGGTAAGTCAACATGGATTGAACAAAATGGACTTAAACCCTATACACTATCCGCCGACGAGATAAGGTTGATGTACGCTTCGCCCACTTTAAATGTTTGTGGCGAAGAGTGTATAAGTCAGTTAAATGACACTAAGGTCTGGAAGACACTCTTTCAGATTCTTGAGTCTCGAATGGAGCGAGGAGAGTTCACCGTTATTGACGCGACGAACTCCAAAACTTCCGAGATGAAGCGCTATGCGGAGCTTTGTAACCGTTATCGCTATAGGATTTATTGTGTAGACTTTACCGACATTCCTATCGAGGAAACCAAAAGGCGAAATAAAATGCGACCTATAGTCAAACAGGTTCCTGAAACGGCAATCGACAATATGTACGCTCGTTTCGCTACTCAGAAAATTCCGTCGGGGATAACCGTTATAAAACCGGATGAGCTTTCAAAGGTGTGGTTCAAACCTATGGATGTTTCGGAATACGATGCGGTTCACTTTGTCGGAGATGTTCATGGTTGCTATACGGCACTCAAAGAAGCAATCGGGGATGTAACCGAGAAACCTAATGAGCTGTTTGTGTTCTGCGGAGACTATACTGACAGAGGAGTTGAAAATGCAGAGGTAGTAAAGGAGCTTCTTCGCATCTATAAAGAACCGAATGTATATCTCATAGAGGGAAATCATGAGAAACATATGTGGGTTTGGGCTAATGACGGAACTACCGGGTCAAAAGAGTTTGAGATGCATACAAGAGCTCAGCTTGAAAACGCTTCTTTTACTAAAAAGGATGTTCGCAAACTTTACAGAAGTTTCGGGCAATGCGCCTATTATATATATCGTGGCAAAACTATATTGGCTACACACGGTGGTCTTAGTACGCTGCCCAACAATCTCACGCTGGTAGCTACCGACCAAATGATTAAAGGTTCCGGGAATTATAGCGACGCCGATGTTGTTGATCAGTCTTTCTGTGAAAACACTGACGCTTATCAGGTGCATGGGCACAGAAATCTTAAAGGAAATCCCATTCAGACTTGCAGAGCCTTCAATCTTGAGGGGAATGTTGAGTTTGGAGGCTCTATAAGAGTTGTTAGTTTTGTTGGCAATGAGATAAAGGTGAGCGAGTTTAAAAACAATATATATTTACCGACTGAAGAGAGAATTGATTATACTGCAAAGATAAAAAAGAACGAGTCTGTTGCAGATGCCATTCTGGCTCTGAGAGGTAATAAGCAGGTAGTCGAGAAGCAATTCGGTGATATCTCGTCTTTTAACTTCTCAAGACAGGCTTTCTTTGACAAGATATGGGATGAGCAGACGATTAGGGCACGAGGTTTGTATATCAACATTCCTAAAGGAAAAATAGTCGCAAGAGGCTATACAAAGTTCTTTAATGTAAACGAGCGACCGGAGACAAAGTTTGATATGTTACAGCACAAGCTTAAGTTTCCCGTAACTGCGTATGTTAAAGAAAACGGGTTTCTCGGGTTGGTTTCATATAACGAGATAGATGATTCGCTGTTTGTTACAACGAAATCTAATCCGGATGGTAATTATGCGTCGTGGCTTAAAGAGATGATAGATAAGAAAATCCCTGTTGATACACAGCAGAAAATGAAAGAATTTTCAAGGGAGAACAATGTAACATTTGTGTTTGAGTGTATTGATATGCAGAGAGATCCACACATAATTGATTATCCGGAAAATCATCTTTTCTTGCTTGATATTGTTTACAACGAGTTGAAGTTCAAAAAGTTCAGTTATGACGAGCTTATAAGTGTTGCAGACAAGTTCGGGCTCGAACACAAAGAGCGAGCTGTCGTAATTAATGATTGGCAGACATTCTTCGACTGGTATTACACAGTCACAGCACCTGATTATTTGTATAACAACAGGCATATAGAGGGATTTGTCGTCGAAGATGCCGACGGTTATATGGTTAAGCTTAAACTTGCTTACTATAATCTCTGGAAATACCTTCGCGGCGTTTCCTACAAGGTTCTTAGACGCGGACATCTTGATGGCAAGGAAACTTCGTCTCTTACAACGCCATTAATGAATCAGTATTATGCGTGGCTTAAACGAATTTACGCAGAAACAGAGGATAAAGAGTCGATACCGCGTGATATCTGCTCGCTTAGAAAACTATTCTACGCATCGGACGAAGGAAGAAATTATACAAAGGAGGGAAACGATAATGATTGACGCATTTCTTTTTAACATTCTTAATCTGATTGGTCTTTATGGTAAAGCAATTCTTGTGTTTATCGAGAAAATACTTGGACTGTAAGGTGGTGAAGCTATGCAGGGCAAAAACATTAAAGTACACCTTAAAAGAAAAATAGGTGATTGGGTGTCGAGTGTTGATGACGAAGCCATAAAAGATGCTATTAGCGACAATGCCATTATAACTGGCGGTGCGATTGTGTCACTTCTTCAAGACGAGAAACCGCATGATTATGACGTATATTTCAGAAACGAAAAAGCGTTAATACAGGTGGCGGAATATTATGTCAAAAAATATACTGAATTTGTCGAGGATAAACTTGATGATAAAGGCGTAAAACCTACTGTACAGAGGTGCTATTGGAACAAATCGTCAGAGAGATGGACTGTATTAAAAGAAAACGATAAGAAACGAGACGATGAGAGGGTGCGTGTTTTCGTTCGTAGTGTCGGAGCAGTTGGCGTTGACTATATTCCTCACGAAGAAACTGATGCCCAATATCGCAGAGCGATGGCGTTAATAGGCGACGAGTTGAAGAAGAGCACCAAAATTTCGGTTGACGACTTACCGCCATACAGTCCGATATTTATTACAAATAATGCTATTACACTAAAAAATGGAGTTCAGATTGTACTTAGATTTTACGGAGAACCCGAAGAGATACATAAGAACTACGATTTCGTCCATTGTACTTCGTATTGGACGAGCTGGAATAACTCGTTAGTTATGCCGCCGAGAGCTCTTGAGGCTATTATTAACAAAGAACTCTATTACATCGGTAGTAAATATCCGCTTTGCTCGGTAATTCGTGCGCGAAAGTTTTTAAAGCGCGGATGGAGTATAAATGCAGGGCAATATGTCAAAATGATACTACAGCTTAACGCTCTCGATCTTACTAATCTTCATGTTTTTGAAGAACAGCTTATCGGGGTTGATAGCGCGTATTTTGGCGCTGTTATTAATAAGGTAGGCATACTACGAGAGGAAGGACAAAAGGTTGATGAGACTTATCTAATAAACCTCATTAACGAAGTGTTTGATGAAGGCGTTGAGGAGAATTACGGTTAAAATCCGAAATGGTTTTAATAATAAAAATGAAAAGGGGTAAAACAAATGGGATTTCAGAAAGCAAAAAGAGAACAGATTTGGCTTAAGGTGCTACTCGCGGGTCCAAGTGGAAGCGGTAAGACTTTTTCGGCGCTGAGACTGGCGAAGGGCATAGCCGCCGCTGCGGGTGGTAGAGTTGCCGCAATCGACACAGAGAATGGTCGTATAAGATATTACGCAAATGAGTTCGACTTCGACGACCTTCAGCTTCAGGCTCCGTATACTCCCGAGAAATACATTCAGGCTATTGAGGATGCGGTTGACGGCGGGTATAAGGCTCTTGTTATCGACAGCATAACTCATGAGTGGGATTACTGTGTTGATTATCACGACAAGATGCCGGGCAATTCTTATACCAACTGGGGTAAGGTAACTCCGAGACATGACGCCTTTATGGAAAAGGTTCTTCAGTCTCCCATACATATTATATCCACCGTTAGAGGCAAGGACACTTATGTTCTTGAGGATAGAAACGGAAAACAGGTTCCTAAGAAAGTCGGTATGGGCTACAAGCAGAGAGACAACACGGAGTACAACTACACTCTAACCTTTAATATCGCGCAGGACACCCACATAGCGGAAGCTCAGAAAGATAATACACATCTCTTCGAGGGCAGATACGATGTGCTGACCGAGCGCGACGGCAAGGCTCTGTTTGACTGGGCAAACGCTGGCGACGCCCCCGCTCCGAAGCTAGTTAATAAATCCGCCGCAGAGGAAGAGCCGGTTGCAGATGTTCCTGTGGCTGAGAAGTCTAAGATAGAAATGGCTATAGACAGCATTAACAAACTCGCTAAAGAACTTGCAGACAGCGGTGTGGCGAAGAAAACAATTTCAGATATAATCAAGTCGGTTTCGGGTAGTGCAAACTATAATAAGATAACTGACTTTGAGGTAGCGACAGATGTTTATAAGGAGCTTGTAGCCCTTAAAAATAAGGAGGATTAATTATTTATGGTAGAGAATAATGTAACAATCATCGGTAGACTTACGGGCGACGCAGAAATAAGAACCGCCGGTAACACAGACAACAGAGTGGCGAATTTCACTGTGGCTGTCAATCGTCCCAAGAGAAAGGACGCAGAAGACGAAGCAGATTTCATCCGTGTCAGGGCGTGGAACTCAACCGCCGATTTTATCGAAAAGTATTTCGGCAAGGGTTCCAAGATAGGTGTCAGGGGTTCTATTCGTACAGACTCGTACAAGAACAAGGACGGTGAAAACAGAAGTGTGACATATATCCTTGCTGATGAGGTCTGCTTTATCGAGTCCAAGTCAACTTCCAACGGCGGCTCTGAACCGAAAGCAAAGGCGAGCACAAAGAAAGCAAATGTTGATGTCGCTACTGACGACGACGATCTGCCGTTCTGATGAGACATATGGAAAAATACAGCTTTTCTAAGTTGTCTTCTTTCCATCAGTGTCCGCTGCAATATTGGTATACATATATAGCTCGTGAGCAGGGAGAAAATAATGCTTTCGCACAGTACGGAAGTTTCGTTCACTCCCTGCTCGAACGCTGGGGCAAAGATGAACTTGCCGAGTATGAGTTGCTGGGTGAATATGAAGATAAGTTCTTCGACCGTGTAACTCAGGAATTTCCACCCAACAAATACACCGACTTGAGTAAGAAATATTACGACGACGGCGTACAGTTTTTGTCAAACTTCGAGGGCGTGGATGCGAAAGAGATACTCGGTGTAGAAGAACACTTCGAGGAGCCAATTGCGGCGGCGGACGGAAGAGACAGCTTCATCATTCAGGGCTTTATAGACCTTATATACATAGACTCGGCGGGACGGTTGGTGGTTCACGACTGGAAATCAAAAGCAAAATTTAAAAACCCCGCCGAGCAGAAGAAGTATGCGAGACAGTTATACATATATTCAATTTATGTCAAGCTGAGATATGGTAAGTTTCCCGATCTACTGAGATTCCATATGTTCCGTAACAGCAAAGATGTGGATATCAAGTTCAACATTGACGACTATTATGAAGCAATAAACTGGATGCAGGAGACGGTAAAGGAAATCCGGGATTGCGGTGAGTTTGAAAGCCGACCGGATGATTTTTATTGCCAATATCTGTGCGACATGAGACTAAAATGCTGTGGGGAGACGGCAACGAAGTAGTATAAAGTAAAGGAGGTTGATGATTTATACAGGTATTAAAAAGCGATATTCAAAGAGCGAAAGAGAAATTAGGGGATAGAAATGCTGAGATTATGGTTGAGTTGCTCGGTATTACGAACTGGAATCCCTCAAGAAGAGTCGGGTGTTGCCCGAACCCCGAACACATAGACAAGAATCCGTCGTGCTCGTATAACCCCAAGACTTATTCTTTTCATTGCTTTGCGTGTGGCTTTACCTGTGACATCATAGATGCCTATATCACATCCAAGAAGTGTACTTTTCTTGAAGCGTGTGAGATGCTTTTTGATGAGGCGGGTATACAGTATTCATTCGCAGAGCGCGGAACAAAAGACAGGGCATACAAATACCCCAAGCCCAAGTACGCCGACAACAAAGAAGAGGTGTATAAGTATTGGCGGAAGAGAAAAATATCACCCGAAACAATAGATTATCTGAATATACAGCAGGACGAAAAAGGAAACACCCTGTTCCAGTATTTCGACCTGAATGACGTGCTCGTAATGTGTAAAGTCCGCAAGTCACGCGCAGTGCCTCACGGTGAACTTAAGATATGGTATCTCGAAAACAGCGATTGCTGTAATGTCCTTTACAACATCAATAAGATAAATACCACTCAGCCGTTGATAATATGTACCGGCGAAGGCGACTGTGCCGCACTCATTGAGTGCGGTTTTTACAACTCCGTAAGCATTAACGGCGGCGACCAGAATACAAAGTGGATTGAAGAGTGTTGGGATTTTCTGCAAGAGTTTGACGAAATCATCCTCGTCCACGACAACGACAGGAGCGGCGAGGAATACATAAAGAAAGTTGCTCCGAGGTTGGGCGAATATCGTGTCAAGGTTGCAGAAATCCCATTGTCTCACACCAATGCAGACGGCGAGAAAGTTCGCATAAAAGACATAAACGAACTGCTGTTCTTTGAGGGGAAAGAGGCGGTCAGAGATGTAATCAATAACGCGAAAGAGTCTGAGATTCCCGCGATAGTCGATTACACCGAAGTAAAGAGATTTGATATGTCGGATGTCGAGGGATTTACAACGGGCTTTGAAGATTTGGATGCTGCCCTCGGCAAGAACTATATGGGTTCTACAACGCTCATAACCGGAATAGCTTCTGCGGGTAAAAGCTCTCTGATATCGACGCTTGTATGCCGATCTATAGAGCAGGGCTATCCTTGTTTTATATACAGCGGAGAGCTTTCAAACCCGTCGTTGAAAAACTGGATTGACTTTGTTCACGCAGGACAGCGGGGGCTTGAAGAAGTGCAGGGCGAACACGGCAAGTATTACAGAATCAAGTCTGATGTGTACAGAAAAATCAATTCCTATTATCGCGGACAGCTTTACTTCTACAAAGATTCGTTCTCGCATAAGACCGAAGACCTCCTCGCGACGGCGGAGAGTGCGGTAAGAAGGCTTGGAGTAAAAACGGTATTCTTCGACAATCTCACATCTGTGGATCTGTCGTGCGACGATAACTCAAAGTGGACTAAGCAGGAAGATTTTATAAGACAAATCATTGATTTTGCGAAACGATGGAATGTAGCTTGCTTTGTGGTTATTCACCCGAAGAAAATGGAGCAGGTACGCAAGATGAGCATCTTTGACCTACAGGGCGTTGCTGCCGCTGCCAACCTTGCGCAGCGTGTTATATCGCTGTACCGAGTATCACCTAAAGATAAAAAGGGTGTTGTTGGCAGAAACGGCAAGTTCATTACGCCGCCCATGAAAGGCAGTGTTGTTCTTGAAGTTCTCAAAGACCGATATGGTAGTGCGAACAACAAGGAATTTGCTCTGTACTACGACAACCCGAGTAAGAGATTCTACACAACGCCGCAGAATCTTGCCCATGCTTATGGGTGGGAAGTCGCCGACGGCGTGACAAGTGCGGAGTTGCCTTACGGCACTCCTGCTTATGACGAAGATATGGACGAGGAGGTGTTTGGTTGACAGACAACTTAGTAATTTATCATCTACATAGTGATAACAGTCTGCTGGACAGTTGCACAGGCTACAAGCTGTATATCGACAGAGCCGCTGAACTTGGACAACCAGCTATAGCGTTCAGCGAACACGGAAAACCACTCAACTGGGTCAAGAAAAAGATGTATTGTGATGAAAAAGGAATTAAATACATTCACGGCGTTGAGATATACCTCACTGAAAGCCTTAATGAAAAGGTTAGAGACAACTACCATACGGTGCTTATAGCTCGAAACGAACAGGGTGTGAAAGAACTCAACCTTGCAGTGTCGAAATCATGCGATAAAGACCACTTTTATTATGTAAATAGATTGAGTTTTGACGAGTTTCTGAAGCTGTCCAACAACATTATCACGACGAGCGCGTGTCTTGCAAGTCCTCTAAATAAGCTTCCCGTAGACCATCCGATGTACGAGAGTCTTGTTAAGCGATATGACTTCCTTGAGATACAGGCACATGACTGTCAGGAGCAGAGAGACTTTAATGTACATTTGGCGGAGCTTGCGAAGAAGTATAGTAAGCCGCTGATAGCAGGAACCGATACTCACTCGCTTGACAAATATAAAGCCGAGTGCCGCAAGATATTGCTTAAATATAAAAACAAGTCCTACGGCGACGAAGATACATACGACCTCACATATAAGTCCCGTGAAGAGTTGGACGCTGCATTTGCAAGGCAGGGCGTTCTACCTCCCGAGCTTTACAGACAGGCTATGGATAACACGCTTGTAATGGCTGACATGGTAGAACCGTTTGAGCTCGACGCATCAATTAAATATCCGATACTGTACGGGTCGGCTGAAGAGGATAGTCGCATTGAAACAGAGCGCGTTGACCGAATGTTTAAAGAAAAACTTGAGGCAGGAATTATACCACCCGAACAGGAAAAGGGGTTTAGATCTGCTCTGACGGAAGAAAGACGAGTTTTTGAAAAGCTTGGAATGAGCGGATTTATGCTCTGTATGAGTGAGTTGATATGTTGGTGTAAAGAAAATAATATACCAATTGGTCCCGGTCGAGGTTCTGTCGGTGGATCGAGGACGGCTTTTGTTACGGATATTATTGAGTGTAACCCGGAGCAGTGGCATACGGTCTTCTCAAGGTTTTGTAATGAAGATAGGAAAGAAATTGGCGATTAATAATGTGGTCGCCCTATATGGCAACATATAGCAAAAAAGCTGGTGAACCCACAAATGTGGGGTGTGGCGAATTATCGCTGCTAACGGTGAACCCTAAGTTTATTGATAAGGGAATACCGTGGTAAGTCGGTCTATATCTACGATAGTCAGGAGGTGTTTATGACATTCCAAGACATTAACGGTAGATATAAGTAAATTAAAGATTTTAAAGACTATTTTGTAACAGAATATGGCGAGATTTATTCAACAAGACTTCGTGGTAATGAAAGGGAATCTCATTTACATAAAATCAAGCCCAAAGACCCGGGTAACCCAAGCAAATATCTAAATGTTACTCTCTGTAGTGATCATGGACAAGTAACGAAATCTGTACATAGACTTGTCGCAGAAGCGTTTGTAGGCGGACATTTTGACGGTGCTGTTGTAAATCATATTGATGGCAATAACCGAAACAACAACGCATCAAATCTTGAATGGACGACTGTCAAAGACAATGTTCATAAATCATATATTACTTCTGGTAAGTCTCCCGTAAGGAATAGCAAAATATGGCGACTTGTGGACGCAAATGGTGTGGTTATAGGAGATTTTCACGGACACCATAAAATGGAAAAATATGTTAAGGATTCCAAAATTGATGCATCGCCAACTCAGCTAACCCGGAATGGGAATAGCAGAGGATATACAATTATTAAAATCGCAGATATAGACTGAAAACTGTAACGACTATCCGAGAGGAGTACAGCAACGGTGAAAGTCCGTTGTTGGAAGCGCCAGCCTCCACATATGGATAAAGATATGGGTTGGGAATGTCAACCTTCATATGTGGATGAAGATATAGTCTACTCCCCTAATAAATATCGGGAAACCGAGGGTGCAAAGGATCGACATCGATTGTATCGAAACCGATAGACCTAAGATATTCAAATATATAATAAATCGTTTTGGTGAGAGAAAAACAGCAAGGGTTCCATCGTTCGGGACTTTGCAAGAAAAGGGTACTATTAAGGGTATAGGAAATGCACTCGCTAAATATTGGGAAGAAGAAAAAACCGGAGTTCCATTTAAGCCCTCCGACAAGTTTTCCCCCGATAATCCGTATTCCCTGAGTAATATTGATGAGATTATATCTGAGTTTTTCGCAGACGAGCAGAGCGCAAGAAAGAACCACCCGGATATATTCCAATATTATGATGGACTATTAGACACAAAGATTTCACAATCTGTACACCCCGCGGGTATAGTTATTAGCCCGATTACACTTGATGACGCATACGGCGTGTTTGATAAAGATGGAGATCTTTGTCTTATGATTGACATGGACGAGCTTCACGAGGTCGGGGCGGCGAAATTTGATTTCCTTATACTAAGCAACATAGGTATCATAAATGAAACTTGCAGACTGGCAGGTATTCCATATCCGCATATGCACGAGATAAATTTCAATGACCAAAAAGTTTGGGCTGATATGTTAAGAAGTCCTGCGGGAATATTTCAGATGGAATCACCATTCGCATTCTCGATGTTAAAAAAGTTTGTTCCGCACTCAATCTTTGATATGAACCTTATAACTGCGGCGGTGCGCCCGTCGGGTGCTTCATATAGAGACAAGCTAATGAATAAGATACCCAATAAAAATCCGACAAAAGAAATTGATAAGCTTCTTGAGAATAATTTAGGATATTTGATATTCCAAGAAGATATTATAGCGTTCCTTCAACAAATATGTGGCTTATCAGGCAGTGAAGCGGATAATGTTAGACGAGCAATAGGTCGTAAGGATGCCGAGAGGTTGGAAGGGGCAATGCCTAAGATACTTGAGGGGTATTGCAAAAATTCTGACAAGCCAAGAGAGGAAGCTGAGAAAGACGCAAAAACCTTCTTGAAAGTAATTGAGGACGCTTCTGAGTATTCCTTTGGTTACAACCACGCCACTGAATATAGTCTCATAGGTTATCTGTGTGCATATCTTCGTTGCTATTATCCTTGCGAGTTCATCACAGCATATCTTAACAACGCCGCTAATGAAGATGATGTTATTAATGGCACTACGCTTGCCGCCGAATATGGATTTAAGGTAACACCTCCTCGTTTCGGCGCGTCGAGAGATGTCTTCTATTTTAACAAGGAGAAAAAAGAAATAGCAAAGGGGTTGACGAGTGTTAAGTATATGTCCGCTGCTCTTGCAAATGAGCTGTATGACATATACGACGAGGTAAAAGGAAAATCGTTTATGGAAGTTCTCAAAGCTCTCTCGAAGACTTCTATTGATGCGCGACAGCTCGATATCCTAATTAAAATTGGCTACTTTGAAGAGTTTGGAAATATGGGAGAGCTACTGAAGCTTGTACAGGTGTACTCGTTCTTTAAGAACGGAACCGCGAAATCTGTTAGCAAGTCCAAGGTTGTAGGTTTCCTTACGGATATCATCTCAGATTATGCGACGGATAAGGGTGTTAAGGGAAATGAGCTTAAGTCTTACACAATAACTGACATGGACGGGCTTTTAGCTGCTTGTGAAGAGCAAATTAGAAAATCAAATGTTCCTGACTTAACGCTTAAAGTCAAAATACAAAACAGCATTGACTATCTCGGATATGTTGGTATTCAGACCGGACGACCGGAAGACCGCCGTAAACTTCTAATAATGGATGTGTTCCCTATGCGAGGACAAGACGGTGTTCCATGGGGGTATAGGATAAACACTCAGAGTTTGGGTACAGGTAAGCAGTCGTCGTTGACGATACCGGCGAGACTATACAATGGACAGCAGGTAGCGAAGGGCGATGTTGTTTATGCCGAGAACTGCTACAAGAACCCGAAAGGATATTGGTATCTTAATTCCTATAGAAAGATATGAGGTGCAAAATGAAGCCACAATCCAAGAGAGATAAAAGAGCTCAGATTCTTTACGATGAATTACAGTATTGGGGTTTAATTAGTTATGAGTCGGATATGAGAGCTGTAAAAGCTATTGCTAATGAGTTGCCTCAAAGAATGTTAGTAAGGGTCATTTCAAAATTAAGAAGGATGCGCGGCGCTTCGTGAGGTATTGAATCGAGTTTATCGAAACACAGATGATTGCGAAATGCGTATTTCAAAAGATTGCTACAAGTTAATCAGAGAGGCTCTCGAAAAGCAGATACGGGCTGAATTAATGGAGGACAGCAAATGAAAATTCCAAAATATGTAGATATTGCGCTAAAGCAAAGGACTTTGTATGCAGAAAAACTTGACAATGCAATGCATATAGTTGACGAATTTCTCGACAGGAACAAAATCGAATGTCAAAGATGTGATACTCATGCAGGCGTAGAAATCTATTGTCGTCCTCACAACAGCGAAAGACGAATAAGAGCATGTATTAAAGAAGCAGGTAAACAAGATGAATGAAGATTACACGAAGCTCAAAGATTTTGTACAAAAGCGCCTTGGCGAAAACAGCAACAACTACGATATCAGATATTGGATCGGCTATATGGATGGGCAGAATGCGCTGTATAAGAAATTGTGCGGAAGTGAAGAAGCTCTTAAAAATCAAATATTAAAAAAGCCGATAAGCGACGGGCGCTATTATTTATGCCCTTGCTGCCTAAGCGACTTGGGCACTTGGGATGATTTTTTTGACGATGATTTTCCGACGCCTAAATATTGCAGTAATTGCGGATGTGTGTTTGATTGGACGGAGGTAGAAAAATTAGCGATTATATTGACCGCGATGAATTGATAAAACACGTCAAAGATTTACCGACATGGTGGGAAGACGGCGGTGGCGTGTATGGACCGCCCATGAAATATCCAGAGGGTCTTTTCTATCCGGAAGATGTGATAGCGAGTATTGAGAACGCTCCTGCCGCAGATGTACAAGAGATTAAACACGGCGAATGGATTGAGAGTGGCTATTACGATATTCCTTGCGTATGTTCATGTTGCGGAGCGGAAGCGCAATATACAAGCACCTTTAAAGAAACATTTGACTATGACTGGGAAGAAAACTTATGCCCTACAGGGTACGAAGAAATAAGAGAATATATTAAAACACCGTTTTGCTCTAACTGCGGCGCAAAAATGGACGGAGGGAATTGAATGAAGATTGTAAATACGCATACTGGAAAAATTTATATTGATCCCGAACGCAAGTTGGAGTTCCTTACGGTCGGTGATTACGGAAAAGAGAACAACATTAAGGCTAATTTTTTGGGCTTATATAAAGAAATTAACGGCGTCGAAAACACCGAGGTTGATTTATCTAAAAAGTGGGTAGCTACTATCAGTACACAAAAAGGTTGTCCTATGAGATGCAAATTTTGCGATTGTCCGCAGTTTGGCTATCACGGGAACGCGACTATAGATGATTTAGTTTACGAAGTTCAGACAATTCTTCAGAACGAAGTCGTAACTAAGACAGATAGATTTAATGTACATTTTGCAAGAATGGGCGAGCCAACATTTAATTTTGCTGTGCTTGATTTTGCAGATAATATCCTAAAGCCGCTCGTGGGGCAATATATTAACGCAAAAACAATCCACCCAGTAGTCTCTACTATGCTCCCAAAGTCTAATAAACGACTGGAAGAGTTTATTTTAAGATGGTGCGATATTAAAAATGAAAGATATAACGGAGAAGCGGGGCTTCAGTTTAGCATTAACAGCACTGACGACGAACAGAGGAATAATCAATTTAGCGGAATGAGTTTGAACCTTGATGAAATTTCTATGCTTGCAGCGAAACTCCCTGTACCCAAGGGTAGAAAATATACATTAAATTTTGCCGTTACTGCTGATACAGTTCTTGACGCAAAACGACTTTCTATGCTATTCGACAAGAATAAGTTTATTGTTAAAATAACGCCCATTCATGAAACAAAATCTGCGATAACGAACGGTTTTGACGTTACGACTTCTTACACCGATTACGATGTATACAGGAAGTTTGAACAGCCGTTAGTTGCCGAGGGGTGGAATGTTATTGTTTTTGTGCCGAGCAAAGAAGAGGATAGCGATAGAATCACTTGTGGAAACGCTCTGATTTCTGCGATGACCCAAAATCGATAAAAATGGAGACTGGACTATGACAGACATTAATGTGGTAAAAGAAAGAGTGATTGAAGAATTAAAAAAGCAGGGCATAGATGTGTACTTCATCGACTTTTATGTTGACGACGGCGGCGAGCCGTATTTTGTTTACACCTTCGACGAGTTGATGATAGAAGAAGCGACTGAGTATTATAAAAACAATTGGATAATCGAAGGTGCGTTTGACGATTGGTCTTTTTGGTATGCAGATGAACCGGACGATTGGCTTGTCGCAGATATATGTGACACAATCAAACGCAGAATAGGAGGCGAAGAATAATGCGTGAGATACTTTTTCGCGGCAAGCGAATAGATAACGGCGAGTGGGTATATGGCTATGTCTGCTGTCATGGCTGGACTGGGAAAGAAAATACTTATATTATAGTGCCCCATTATGGCGGTGCACTACATTCAATCGAAGTAGACCCTAAAACCGTAGGGCAATACACAGGTCTTAAAGATAAAAACGGCACAAAGATTTTTGAGGGCGATATAGTTTTGTTGAAAGGCTATGATGAGCCTTATCAAGTCGTTTTTGATGAATCCTGTTTTCAAGTTTATAGCGACAGTGTTCGCTATGCTATGGATAACTTTTACGACTACGAGATAGAGGTCATCGGCAATATCTATGATAATAAGTTGGAGGATTTTTAAAATGGACTATAGCGATTGTTTAGGATATCAGCTTGGATTTTGTCGGTTTAGGTGTACCAAACCTGAAAGCTGTGATAATTTCAAAAGCAAATCGAAGTTAATCGTGTTGCCGTGTAGCGTTGGAGACACAGTTTGGTATATCACAGGAATAAGACACAATCTAATTAAGCCGGCAAAAATAGAAGAAATTATTATAGGCAAAGACGGCATAAAAGACTTATATGTGCAGGGTGATAGTTGCAGTTTTGAAAACTCGTTTGATATTTTTTATGCTACCGAAGAAGAGGCAGAACGAGCATTAAAGGAGCGTAAAAACAATGGCTGAATACATAGAGCGCGAGGCAGCGATTGATGAAATTGAAGGCACAACTTGGTATCACATAAGTTGTCAAAAAAATTTAGTTGAAGGAGCTGCGTGTGAAGCTGATGCACTTTATAAAGCCACAGACATTTACAATGTTATAAAGTCAGCACCAATCGCCGATGTGGTTGAGGTTGTCAGATGTAAGGACTGTAAGTATTGGCAAGACAACAACGATGGATACCCTCATCAAGAGTGCCGATGGGGTAATTATGAAACTCCTGACCCTGATGATTATTGCAGTTACGGAGAATTGAAAGATGGTGACACGGAATGAAAGCAGAGAACAGAATAAGATTCGAAAGGATAACAGGTCAGATTGAAGGTTTGTCCTTTTGCATTGAAAACAAGGAAATATCAGGAGCACTGCTTGACATAGCCGAAACAATCGACAGCGTTATCAAAAGCGAAAGTGAGGACGGAGGGAATAACAATGGCTAATGCAGATAGATGTGTATGTTGCGGAGAAATAGTCCCCGAAGGTCGGCAGATTTGCCCGTCGTGCGCGGCGGCATACATAATGACGAGAGATATGGGTAACGGAAGGAATCCCGACAGAATAGACGGCTTTCTTGAAACGCTTGGTCGGGCGTGGAAGAGGGTTCCAGATTGGAGGTTCTTTCAGCTGATATGCAACATCCAAAGAGCAATGCACTCTGATGGATTTTATTTAGAGGACGGTGATTCCGAGCAGTTTATTAAGGAGATGTTTAAGTGAAAAAAGAGTTTAATGAGTGCGTCGGATGTCCGCCTGAACTTGGGTGTATCGGTGACTCGTGTCCACATAGGCGTGTTACTCGATACTTCTGCGACAAGTGCGGTGAAGAGGAGACACTTTATTATGTGGACGGCAACGAGCTGTGTACAGAGTGTGTGCTGGACGGGCTTGATATTGTCGAGGGTTCGGACGAATAGAGAGGAGAGATTAAGTGGGCAAAATTGAAAATGCGATAATAACCGGCACGATGCTGGGGCGAGAAGACCACGGGGTACTGACATGGATAATATATATGGAGTCCAGATGTTGTGTTTGGGGCGTCGGCGGATATGCGTTGGATAGTTATGATCGAGAGACTAAAAAGAGGGTCTTTAGCGCCAAGTCTATGGGGTCTATCTCCGAAGTATTAAGGGTAGTCGGCGTAGATAAATGGGAAGATCTTCCGGGCAAATATGTTCGATATGAAGATAATGGGATGGGTTCTTCGGTGACAAAAATCGGAAACATCATCTCAGACAAGTGGTTTGATATAGCTGGCTTTTTTAAGGGGGATAGCGAATGATAAAAATTGAAAATGTTGATGTGTATGGATTTGAAGCATCCATTAGAGGTATGAGGTCGCCAATGAACTCTTGGGATAAGAGTGACAGTGGCTGGGTTTCGCCTCGTGCGAGTAATCTTTTTCCGACAATTTATGTCGTGGGGTCTAAAGATTTAGATCTCATGACTCGTCTCCGTAATGCCGGTACTGACCATCGTAAGTTTATGAGAATGGTTACGGTGTATGTGGATGTTACAGCTCCACTCTACTGGTGGAAGGAATTTGATACTTACAAGGTAGGTACGGTTGCTAATTCATGTTCTACCATGCACAAGATTCATGCAAAAGAGTTTACGCTGGAAGATTTCTCGTGTGAGCATCTGTTTGACTTTTGCCCCGATTGCGATACCGACAGTGCGACTGTTTTGCGATACACGATCGGGTGGTTAAATTATTGTCGCGAGAAATACCTTGAAACCAAAGACAAGGAATACTGGTGGCAGCTCATCCAGCTTCTTCCATCCTCCTATAATCAGCGTCGAACAGTTATGCTTAATTATGAGGTTCTGGCGAATATTTATAATAGTAGACGTAATCACAAGCTTGATGAATGGCATACATTCTGCGACTGGATCGAGAGTCTGCCTTATTCGGAGCTGATTACTGGAAAGGAGAAAAATGATGAAAGTATCTGAGATTTGCAAGATCGTGAATGATTGCGATAGAGCCCGTGATATTTTGCGCCGAGATAAGCACAAGCTAATTGACTCAGAAATTCAGGAAATCTGTAACCTGCTATGGGATTACAGAGAAGAACTTATGGAGAAAGAAGTTAAATAAGGAAAGGAGAACTAAATGAAATTCGTAGTTGATGAATTTCCGTATTATGAGGAGCTTTGCCCTTTTTGGACGATGTGCTACGATAATGCAAGCAATAGTCTTGTTCATAATGCGGGCGAGGACGAGGAGGACTAATATGGACGCAGTAGATTACCTTAAGACAAAAGAACGAATGTGTGGACAGTCATCTGGTTGCTCCATGTGTCCGCTTGCTATGGGCGAACCCTTTGGCTGTGAGACCGTTGAATCTCAGCACCCCGAAGAGGCTGTAGAGATGGTTGAGAAGTGGGGTGTGGAACATCCGGTAGAAACATACATGAGTGACTTCCTCAAGAAGTTCCCGAACGCGATATTTAACAATGATGGCTATCCCTCTGATTGCGTGAGATACCTTTACGGCAACGACCATACTCCACTCGGCGACCGTGGGTGCGTTGGTGTTTCTTGCTCAACTTGTTGGAATAGACCTATAAAGAAAGAGAAGTGTAGATATTATAAGGCTAAACACGGAGCAAAAGTGTGCATCGGTCAAAAGGGTGAGCCGTCGTGTAAGTGTGGCGGCGACGTGAATTGCTGTGAGAGAGACTAAAAGGAGAAGATAAATGGGTTATTACTTTAACAGAGAAGATATTTTAAATGGCGCAAAAGACTGCGTTTGCAGGAGCAGAGAGGCGGACTACAGCTCGCCTGAGAACAGCTTTACCGCGATAGCAAATTTGTGGACGAGCTATCTCGATGCGGCGTTCCCGGACGAAAAGGTTTTGCTGACCTGTAAAGATGTCGCCGCTATGATGGTGCTTTTTAAAATGGCAAGGGTGGCGACCGGTAGAGGCAAGGCTGATAACTGGATAGACGCGGCGGGGTATGCGGCGTGTGGTGGTGAGACCGAGAAGATAATTCGACCCGACACAGAAGTCTCGAAGGACACTGACTGTGTGGTGGTTGTGTGAGAAAGAAAAAGCTAAAACGGGAGCTAAATTCTCTACGCACCGACCTCGAAGCCGCTAAGAGCAATGCTGATTTTTGGAAGGGATATGCGAAGTTCAGTCAAGAAAAATTAGAAGATAACAAACAACTCCGTGAGGAGAACTTAAGACTAAACAAGCTGCTCGTAGAGGTGACAAGTGACCTTAACGCACTTCGCCGAAGTAGTGGATTCGCTCATGCTTACTGCGCTTACGATGAGTGGTTAGACAAAGAATACTGTGACCGTTGCAGAGAGAACGGGTATAACGATTGGAAATGGAGAGGAGTTTTAAAAAATGAAGAGAATCATTGACGAGATATTTGACTGGCTTACAGCGATAGATGAGGCGGCAGTAATAACTGCCAAAGATGAGGCTCATAGCGACCACAAGGGTGACGAGCCACAGATACGTACGTGTCCCGCAGACTGTAAGGGAATGCCCGGTGCCAACTGGCACTCAATAGAAACTGTCAGCGACCTACCTGAGTACAGCGGAAAGTTCGTCGTAACGACTGAGGAGTTCTTCTATTCAATTAACTGTATACACTCGGGTCCTCGCAACGAGAGAGCGACCGTTACAGCGTGGTACGACGCCGACTCGATGACTTGGGAGATTGACGGCGTGGACGAACCTATAGACGCAGTTGAGGGTGGAAGTGTTGACGGTGTGCTAACCTTTGTGGTGGCATGGCAGATACTTCCTGAGCCTTACGAGGAGGGCTGATGGGATGATTAATATTCTTAGAAATGGAGCAAGCAAAACACTTGAGTTTAAGTGTTCTACCTGCGGGTGCGTTTTCGAAGCAGACATAAATAGCTATGTTCTGACGGGAGAGGAGATTGTCCGTGAGTCATACGATGGGGCGCACAAAGTTGTTGTGTATGCACCTTATACAATGTCAAAATGCCCGTGCTGCGGACGAGTAGCATACGAGGCTTAACTTACATATACGGAGGTTTACAAAACATGAAAGTAATACTGTATACCACGCATTGCCCTAAATGCAATGTACTGACGACCAAACTGAAATCGAAGGGAGTGGACTACGAAGAAATTACCGATGTGGATGTTATGAGAGACAAGGGTTTTATGTCAGCTCCTATGCTTGAGGTTGACGGAAAGATAATGACTTTCGTCGAAGCAATTAAATGGGTTAACGAGGTGATGTGATATATGAAGTTCAATATAGATAGTCTCGATAGAAGTTTTGTAATTGAATATAATCGTCTGCAAAATGCTTACCCAGAGAGGCTGAGCGAGCTCAATGGGTTTGGAGATAAACAGCTCAACTATACCGATTTTATCGACAATTTTGTTGATAAGCAAACCATAGCAGACGCGAGTATAGATGGCAACGCGAATGTTGCACACAAGGATATTGTTTCACTCATAAACGAAATGTCAAAGCCCCATTCAAAACTTTTGGCGTTCAACAAGATATTTCATGAGCTGACTAAGAAGTATGGACACGAGGATGCCACTGAGTGGCTGAAGGGTGAGTGGGATGGACACTTTTATCTGCACGACGCTCATAGCTCGTCTTGGGTTCCGTATTGCTTCGCTTATGATATAGACGAACTGGTGAAGCGCGGACTCTATTTCATAGATAACTTTAATGCGGCTCCGCCTCAGCACCTCAATACATATACTGATTTTGTCAGCGAATTTGTGTCGTGGACGTGCAATAGGTCTTCAGGCGCGGTTGGGCTTCCGAGTTTTCTCGTTTATTCGTATTACTTCTGGAAGAAAGATTGCGACGAAGGTTACTTTGTAAAGTCTCCCGAATATTACAGAGACCAGTCTTTTCAGGAGATAATCTATCGACTTAATCAGCCCTATCTGAGGGGCGGAATCCAGTCGGCTTTTACCAACTTCTCAATATTTGATAAGCCATATCTTGAAGCGCTCTTCGGCGGTAAAGAGTTCCCCGACGGCACATTCATTATAGATTATATCGACGAGATTAAAGAATATCAGAAGGCGTTTATGAAAGTGCTCTCAGATACAAGAAGAGAGAACCTTATGACGTTTCCGGTCGTTTCGTTTGCTCTTCTCAGACAGAACGGCAAGTTCGTAGATGAGGATTTTGCAAAGTGGTGTTGCCGTCATAACATGAAGTGGGCGGATAGTAACATTTTCGTATCAGAGGATGTTACAAGCTTGAGTAACTGCTGTTTTGCTGGGTCACAGAAAGTTCTTGCGAGATCAAGCACTGGAGGAGCAGCTCTTACCTCATTTAAAGAGCTCTGTGATGCCAGATATACTGACGCTCGCAGAAATTTAGTTATATTCCACAACGGTAATTGGCGTAAAGGCAAAGCAATTAAGCTTCCTGCAAGACCGCTTTATAAAGTCACAACAGTAAACAACAAAGAGTTAATTATCACTGATAATCATATAACGCCTACGCTCAGAGGTGATATTAAGACGACCGATCTCACCACTGATGATTATATACTGTTCAACACAAAAGCTCTTAACGCTCCGCATGAGACAGATAAGCACCTCACATACGAGCAGGGGTATATGATTGGTATGTATCTTGGCGATGGTAGTATGTCCGGCGAAGACGCTACAAATAAAAGCACGACAATCTGCCTGTCTCTAAATAAAGAGAAATACGAGTCATCAATAAAAGAACTCGATATAGCCGCGAAAGAAATCGGTGACGCTCAAGTTAGATTGGGCAAGATTTATAATAATGTTTACCCTATAACTATAATAAGTAACAAAGTGGCAGAATTTATAAGAGAGTATGTTGGAGGCAAATACTGTTACGAAAAAACTCTAAATATGAATGTTCTCTTGCAGTCAATAGAATTTAGAAGAGGTATTCTTGATGGCTACTATGTGACCGACGGTGGCAACAGCAATCGTATATACAGCACCTCAAAAGAGCTGATTGACAACATAGAAGCACTTTGCACTTCTCTTGGTTTTAACACTATTGTTAATGTGTCTGATAGAACAGGAGAGGGAGCTGTGGTTATTCGCGGTGAAGAGTTTAATCGTAATTATCCTCTGTATTGTATTCGTTGGTATGAGACTTATAAGAGGGCAAGTAAGGATATCTACAAATGGAATAACAACTCCGTTTATTTTAAGGTGAAGTCAATAGAGCCCATAAATACCGATGATGAGTTCTGCTACTGCTTTGAGATGAGTGACGAGGATGAGCCCTATTTCACCTTACCGAACGGTATAATCACACATAACTGCCGTCTTAAAAGCAACATAAAGGAGCTTGGCTACTTCAACAGCATCGGCGGGTCGGCGCTTGAGGTTGGATCTATTAAGGTAAACACAATAAACCTTGCTCGTCTTGCCTACGAGACAACATCAGAGGAAGAGTATCTTGAAGCTCTTAAGGGTCGAGTAATTACCTGTGCAAAAACTCTTGATGTTATTAGAGATATTATGAAACGAAACACAGAAAAGGGGTTGCTTCCCAACTACGCGCTCGGTATTATCAACATGAAGTCGCAGTACAACACCGTTGGCATTATTGGTGTGTACGAAGCGTTGCAGAAATTTGGCTACACCTATCACGACGAGTTCGGCAATACATATTATAAAGACGAGGGCGTAGAGTTCGCCAAGAAGATACTTGCGACAATCACCGAGATTAAAGACGAGTTCGTCAAGGACAAGGACTACATGATGAACATCGAACAGGTTCCCGGAGAGAGAGCTGCGGCTGTTCTTATGGAAAAAGACAAGCTGTTCTTTCCCAATGAGAAATATGACCTTCCTCTGTACGGCAACCAGTGGATTCCGCTCGGCATAAAGACAACCATAGCTGAAAAGGTTAGAGTGAGTGCTATTCTTGACAAGGCTTGCTCAGGCGGCAGTATAGTCCATATTAACATCAGTTCTCCATTCAACAGTTTCGATGAAGCTTGGTATATGATGAACTATGTGGCGGATGCGGGTGTTAATTATTTCGCCTTTAATCTTCGTATATCGGCTTGTGACAACAATCATGGATTCTTCGGAGATACTTGTCCCGAGTGTGGACATCCCGTTGAGACGACATATCAGCGTATAGTTGGCTTCCTTACGCCTACTAAGACCTATTCTGAGGCTCGTAAGAAAGAGTTCGCTATGCGCGACTGGTTCGACCTTAACAATATAGGAGAACTTTAATGCGAGTAAAAGCAATCGAAGTAGAGGCGTTTGGGGACTATAAATATCCTGCAATGCTTATAGGTGCTAACGGTTGCGACTGGAAATGCGAGAGAGATTGCGGGGAGAAGCTGTGTCAAAACTCTTCCCTCGCAACTTCTCCCACTATCGAGGTTGCTCCGTATAGACTGTTTGAACTCTATCAGTCGAGCACTGTAACAAGAGCAATTGTGTTTGGCGGGTTGGAGCCCATGCTTCAAATAGAAGAGATTCTCGAAGTTATTGATTATTTTCGTCAGCGCACAGACGACCCTATCATAATTTACACGGGGTATACGTCCGATGAAATTGAACCTAAACTAAACGAGCTCAGACGATACAAAAACATTATCGTAAAGTTCGGGCGGTTTATCCCAAACCAAGAGCCCCACAGAGACGATGTTCTTGGGGTGATGTTGGCAAGCAACAACCAGTATGCAGAGAAGATAAGTTAAGGAGAAGAATAATGAAGAAGATTAAAATAAAGTATCATGACGCGAATATGGAGCGTCTTCAGAAAATATCACAGGGTGACTGGATAGATCTCAGAGCTGCTGAAACTGTAGAACTTAAGAGGGGAGAGTTTAAGATTATATCCCTCGGCGTATCTATGAAGCTTCCCGACGGTTACGAGGCTTATGTTGTACCGAGAAGCAGTACATACAAGAACTTCAAGGTCATACAGGCTAATAGCATGGGAATTATAGATAACAGCTACAGCGGTGACAACGATGTGTGGATGTTTCCTGTGATAGCTCTTGAAGATACAAAAATTGAAAAGGGTGATAGAATATGCCAGTTTCGCATAGTGAAGTCCATGCCTAAAGTGTGTCTCGACGAAGTAGACCATCTCGACGACCAGTCCAGAGGCGGGTTCGGTTCTACGGGAGTGAAGTGATGAAGAATAGCAAGCTTTTGTTTTATATCTTGTCGTTCACTTGGGGTTTGCCTATGACACTTATAGGCGTGGTTGCCGCCGCAGTTATGCTGTTGCTCTTCAGGAAGCCGGAGCTGTGTGGCTATTGTATAAGGTTTAGGATTGGCAACGGCTGGGGTGGTGTGTCGCTTGGACTAACGATAATTACAGACAACCAGTCAGAGAGCGAGATTACATACCACGAACACGGTCATGCGATTCAGAACACGCTCTACGGTTTCTTTATGCCGGTTCTCGTATGTATTCCCTCGATGATACGATATTGGCATAGAGAATACCTTGTGCGGATAAAAGGGTATAGATATAGCTCTTTACCCGCTTACGACGACGCATGGTACGAGGGGCAAGCAACCAGATGGGGCACAGAATTTATGGCAAATCTCGGACGGTAATTTTAGGTTTGTTGAGGCTGACATAAAGAAACTGCGAGGACGAATATAATAAAGATATTCTGTCAACAAAAATTATTGATTGCGTTTTTATAAAAAAGGAGGCGAATTATGTTGAAAAATAAGAAAGATGATGATATAATCTACCATAGACTGAGGTGGGATTATATGAACAACAACGTATTAGTAAGCACTGCTATGTTGAGTGCGTTTTGGGTACTTTAGCAGTTGTTGACGGGGCTATATCTAAACTCAATTATGTTTCTCGGATTACAAATAAAATAGCTTATAAGGCATCTGCTAAAGCGATGGACAAAGAAAAAGAGAAGAATAAGCAGAAATTTAACGACGCAATAAATTTTGATGATTTTGTTACAAAATAAAAGATAGCGATTGACTTTCTTCGTCGATATGATATAATTCCAGTTAAGAACCTCTTGGTTCCTATACACCTATTAGAGACGGTTTTGCTTAGGCGAAGCCGCCTCTGTCCTATAAAAGGTATTGACAATATATTTCTATAAGTTATAATTAATCTGTAGATAAAACAAACGGTAAGGAGGAGCTTTATGACTTTAGAGAAGTATTTTGAAAAGACCGGCAAAATTTATGGCGTTTCAAGTAAGTTTGATTTCGGTGAGTGGCATCACCGATTAGCCGAGTTTGACAGCTTGGAAGAAGCTTATAAGTGGCTTAACACTGAAGAGGGCGATTTCCGCACAAGAGAGATTGGGTCGAAGACTCACATTGCTAAGATTGCCGGTATAACCCCTCAAAAGTTAGACGAAGAACTAAAGCCTTATTTTATGAGATAATTTAGGTAAAAAACGCGGGTAGGGAGAAATCCCTACCCGCGTTTTTTTTACTTAGCCTTCTTCGTTCTCGTTTGCGTCTTCGTCAGGTTTTACTTCACTCTGTTCTTTAGCATTGCCCTGAGCATGAAGAAACTCGTCCGCCGCCTGAGCTGCCGCAGTGAAGCTGTTATTCTTCCAGTAGCTGACGACGCCAGTTACGATGGCGAGCACGACACTGACTATTGCGTACAGCTGATTCTCATCAAAACTGATGCCCGCAACGCCAAATGCGCCGAGTGTGAGGTTGACAAGAGAGCCTACCATAAGAATAAGGCGAACCCAAGTACCAACCGACACATTACTAAGATTCTCAATAATGTCTTTGAATTTTTGCATAATCTTACCTCCCGAATATAAATGCGATAAAGGCTGTCATAGCAGCACCGATAAGAGCAGACACAATGGTCTCCCAACGCTTGCTGGGGCGGTCTTTTAAATCGTCTATTGCTTGCTGAAGCTTTCCGAGGGTTTCAATAACCGTGTTAAGCTTAGAAGTAACAACGCTCTGAGTTTTATCTATATCGTCAACCTCTTTATCAAGAGTGGTGTACTCTTTTTCAAGCACCTCGACGCGCCTTTTAAGGTTCTTTATCTCTGTCTCTAAGGCGTCCATACTGATTGCCATTACGATACCTCCTTAAGATATTTAACGGCAACCCATGACATGATATCCGAAAGCAGAGCCTCCTTCACGCCACTGTTTGTTTGAATTTTTGAGACCTTGTGTTTTGTGGGCGCGAGCTGAGCTTTAGGCACAGCCTTACCTCTCGTATTAGAGAGTCCGCCGTAAACTGCCCCAGTCTTAATTGTTACTGTGGAGCCTACGCCTATTTTTTTTGACGCACTCTTAACCAACGAAAGGTCTGCCGCGTACACCCATGAGTTAATCTCCTTAAGCAAAACTTTGTTTCCACTCACAGACTTAACTGTGTGTTTACGGAGCTTAACCCACACAGGAATACTCTGTCCTGTGGCATACTTCTTGCCCGTAATCTTAACGATATCTCCCGCCTTTATGGCAGAAGCGGGCTGGGTAGGGGTGGATGGCGTTGTCGGCGTAACAGCTGGCGCACTCGCTGCTCTCTTCTTAAGTTTATATACAGAGGCAACCGCGTCGGCTATTGCAATACCGCACTGTTTCTGCCCAGATGCGTTCTCAACGTGTTTACGATCAGAGGTTGTATCAATAAAAACGGTCTCGACGAGGAGGCTCTGACATTTGACCTCTCTAACGAAACCAAAGTAGTTTGTGTTATTTTGTACCTTAACTTTTGCGCCACGATTTGGGATGCCGAACTTTGTAGCAATACTCTTACTAATCGCACCGGCTATTGTCTTGCCGGCGTTGTTGCCTACTTTATAGTAAACCTCAGAGCCCGTGCCGTGTGCGGCGTTAAGATGTATCTCCATAGCAAGGTCATACTTGCCAGCATTTATAGTCTTGATACGACTATAAAGACTCTTATCTGCGTCGTAATTTATCAGCGTTACATTACAGCCGTACTCACGAAGAGCTGCCGCCGCGTACTTACCGATTTCTCGACCTATCTTAAATTCTTGAAAACCGCCACTACACGCTCCGCTGTCGTAGCCGCCCCTTTCATTTTTACCGTGTCCGATAGACATAGCTATGTTCATATTTAATCCTCTCTTTCTATGCCATCTCAAAATTATTTATCTTTAGGCGCGAATATCTTCCCGTAGACAATAGGTGATTTAACAATAAATTTATCGCTCCCCGCTAAAACCTGTATGGCTATCTCGCCGTCTTTCTTTGTTAAAATAGAAGGAACGATATATGATAAAAACTCGTCATCTACTTTAATATCGCTAACACTTTTTACAGTGTCGCCCACAAGAAAATCTATAGAATAAAAGTCCGCGCCTTGTAAATCTGGTGTGAGTTGAAAAATAAGCTTAGTCGCCTCATTTTCTCCGACATAACCCATATTAAAGCGAGAGCTTCTCCATAAATCAATTATTACTTCTCGCATTAGCTCAATTCCTCAAAATAAATGCCCACAAGTTGCGACGGAAGATACTGTAAAATCGTACCTTGACCGTTGCTGTCGTCTCTTGTGCATCTGTAAATTTTGCCGCCGTCGAGATAATACTTGTCCTTGAAATACCGCATACCGGCAGCGGCGGTTATCGGGTTATCTATCGTGCCGTCTTCGCCGACCGTGATAGGCTCCCAGTGTGCAGCCGTATTTTCCGGCAACCATGTCGGATTTGCCGCTATGGCATTGTAGCAGCGATAGAGCCCGCTCGGTCTGCGGACTATACTGCCGACGGCATAATCGACATACCCGCTCCACAGCGGATAAAGCTCTGCATACTCCAAAGCTTCTGCGTCCGTTGTGACCTTCTTCAACACGCCATCTATCTTGTTGCGATAAGCGTTTGCTTCTGCTCGCGTCATATATCCGCACCTCCTGTAATTATGTTCAGCGCCTCTTCGGCGGTTATTTCGCTGTCCGTATCGGTCTCCGCGTAGGTATATCCGGCATTCGGCAAATCTATGGCGGTGTCATATATCTCGTCCGTACCGACCTTTTGAATTTTCTTGCCGACATCGCTGTAAGTGTAGATAAGCCCGTTTGCCCGGGTCTCTGTTTTTATCATGTGCTCGCCTCCAACGCCGAAATCGGCTTAATTTGATTTGCAAGAGCAACCCAGTTTGTCGCCGCCTTGTAGCTGTCAACAAGGTTGTCCGGCACATAAATATACCCCGTGCCCGCTGCTATCTTGCTTCCACGCAACGCAATCGAAATGTCGGAAATCACACAAATAGACGGAGTGCGGATAATGAGCGTTTCAAGGGATGTACAGTCGGTAAACGCCGTTCGGTTTATATTTGTTATCGCCGCAAAATCAGCTGTCTGAATTGTCGAAAGGCGAAAAGAGTCAATCGGTAAACTGGTAACAAGTGGTAGATTTGCAGATATCAGATGCTTTGCGGTGTAAAAACAGTTGTCTCCTATTGTTGTCACCAAAGGAAAATTTGCTTGTTGTATTGCAGAATTTGTAAAAACACCTCTGTCAAGCGCGGTGACTTTGGGAAGATTTATTGTCGACAGCCGAACGCACGATTCAAAAGCGTTGCGATTAACTTGGGTGACATTAGGCAAATCAATCGCTGTAAGAGCCTGACATCCTAAAAATGCGCACGCTCCGACCGTCGTTATACGGTCATTTGAATATGTGCCCGATATGGTGCGCTGGATTATTGCATCCTCGTCTGAACCGGCTATAGCGTCAACTGCGTCGCCAAAACCTTTGGTGGAGTCCCATGCTATCTGATCTGTGCCGCCTGTCTTGTTGCGGATGCGGTTAGCCGTGTAGGTCATAGCTGCGTCAAGCACAGCGGAGTCAACTACCTTGTCGTATGCCATCAGTAACTACCTCCTGTCCACTTCGGCAGGGCGGCGAGGGTGTCCTTGACTATTTCTGCCTTGTCTGCTGTCGTCCAATAGTCAGTGCCTTTGACGGGCGTATCGCCTTTATCGCCCTTTTCGCCGCGAGACGGTTTCCCGGTGTCTGTACTGCCGATGTACCAGTTGCCATTTGCACCAATAGTCGGTGTTATACCGTCTGTACCGTCTTTGCCGTCCTTACCCGGTGCGCCTGTGTCGCCTTTAAGGCCCTGTGCGCCTGTCGCTCCTGTATCACCCTTGTCGCCCTTTAAACCGGCATCCGAACCGTTATATTGAAGTTTGCCGTTCGAGACAGAGAGCTTGTCGAGTGTGTCTTTGTTATCGTGGCTGTGAGATTTGGGAACAAGCTCGTCGAGTGCCGTCTCAACATTTTTGACATTCGGCAACTGCGTGTTGGTATAACTGACGTTTTCAGCGGTTGACGCGCCGCCACCGCCTAAAGCTTCGCCGCCATAGGTCGGCTTGCCATTTGTCTCAGCAAACTTATCCAAGACAGCCTTATTGCTGTGGCTATGTTTAGCCGCCATCAATTGTTCAACTTTTGTCGAGATATCTGTGGGGGCATTAGAAGCTACTTCAGTCGAGTCCAGCAAGCTACTTCCAATATAAGCCTCTACTATCGGAGATTTAATAATGTTTTCTCCGTTGTTTCCTATAACCTGAATACCCATAACGGACTCTATTATAGGCATTAGTGTGATGTCCTGCGGAATGGCATAGTTAATTACGCCGTTACTTGCAGTTACTGTGTTTGACGCGATTACCTTTCCGCAGGTACTAAACTCTATCTTGTAAGAGGTTGCGTCTTTGAGGTCGGGCGATAAAGCGATTATAAGCTTGGTGGCTTTATGCTCGCCAATATATCCTATGTTTACTTTAACAGGACGCTGTAAATCTATATATACTTCTCTCAGATTAAGTCACCATCCTTACTTTTAATTATTAAAATCAAGACGGGCGTCTTGACTACTTGTTCATTTGCAACGAGTAGAACGCTATCAGTTGCAACCCACTCCACCCCGTACTTAGCTTCTACGGCATATGCTCCGTCATTAATCTTGAATTTGAGCGTCCATATATCATAATTTTCAAACTCATCAACAGATAGAACCCTTGAGTCATTTTTCGCCAAAGTGATAGTTTGCGAGCCTATCACAAGTCTGATTTTCTCTGCTGACTTAGGGGCTTTTACTTTATACACACCCGTCGTCGCCGTCTTAGGGCTAACTCCGACGATCTGTATTTTCAGTCGTCCGCCAACAGCTAAACTTTTTGTAAGCAATACAGAACACACACCGTCGGTTGCCGTCGCACCAACAGATGACTCTTTGTTGAAGGCGTCTTTAAAATGAATCGTGTAATTGAATTTCTCCCCGACCATAAAATCGGGGAGTTTTATTTTTAGGTCTGCACTATTGTTTTCGCCATCGTACCCCCACACCACTTCTTGCGTGTTGGGATATTCGGCGTTTATGTAGATTTCACGCAAATAGCATCAATCCTCTTCAATAAAGTCATAGATCGCGGCTATGTCGTCGGGGGAGAGCTCAACGTTATCAAGCTCCGACAAATAAATCTTTGTGTCAGGCGTAGTAGCCTCTATCCCACTAAGCTCTTTAATAGCAGCGGCACACTCATCCGTCTTATCTTCTTGGATTTTGTAGCCGTTACCACTTATGACGGGTTCGCCATTTTCGTCTTTTTCTCCGTACTGTTCAATTATCTGAGAGAGACGCTCTGTGTAAAAATTCGCGTCGTCCTTCAGGAAGTTAGACAGCTTTGAGATTTTGTATGCCGTTTTGGCGGGCATAGCACTATGACTTATTTTATTAAGAGCCGCACGGGCTCTGTAAGCATTTTCTATTGTCATTTATATAAGCTCCTTTTATTCGTGTTGGGTTATACACCTATAATCTTGCGCAGAACAAACTTTTGGGGTGTAGACTGTATGCCGCCAATAGTGGCATCGGCAGTATTTAGCGAGATTCCCAAAACCTCGTTATCCCAAACATATATATATTTAAGTGCTACATATTTAAAGCTTGCACTTCCAGCAAGAAATACCGACACGCCATCTCCATTTCGATTTTTAACGTGTTCTTTAGGAATGAAAGTGTAATTCCAGCAATAATCTTCTGCTTTGTCTGTATACGCACTCCACACAAGAACAATCCCGTTAGGCATAGCTGAAACATTTTGGGCTAAGGAAGCTCTTTGGTCTCCGCCCATAAATGATCCAGAACTCGTCCAAAGCTCAGGGTACGAACCTATTTCTACCCCCTTAACATAAACACCCGATGTCGCTTTCAGAACCCCCGTTTTGATAGCGGGGTTAATCTCCCACAAGGCATTAATTTTATTATAATTAATTTTTCCTGTATTGGCTGTGGTTTCGCCTTCGCAAGTTACATTAAAACCGTTAGGGCAAGAAATTGTTACCCTTCCACCCTTTGCGGTTTTATTACTCGTAAATCCGAGAGATTGAATTACTATATTATTTGTCGCCTGTATACTTAAATAACCTGTACTCTGTAATAATAGATTATTAGCAAAATTACTATCGCTGCTTGTTGCGCCGATTACTATTGTTTCCCCGGCTATAGCTACGCAAGTATCTCCGGAGGTATCTTCATAAAGGACAACTCTGCCATTAGTATCTGAACCATCTGCCTTGGTTAAATAAAGACCAACCTCGGTTTCTCCATCTGCCGTTTCACTCTTCAGCCACACGTCGTAGTTAGTGCCTTTAACTCTAACCGTACCCGTGAGTTGCGCGTCACCGGTATCAAGGTTAATATAAGTCTCGCCGTCTTTTGATTTAAGCAGACCCGCAGTTATTTCACCCGCAGAAGCTCTACGAACTTCAAGGTTATTAACTGCGTACCAACCCGCAGTAACATTAGTCTTAGTAGAGGTGTCTTTGACAAATGTAGCTATAGCAATAGAGAAATTAACCGGAGTAAGTGCGGTGCTTTCAAGGCTTTTAGTGTCAATAGTGACGGTGCTGTTGAGCGTCGTATAGCCACCGCTTGAAAACGGCACTTTATCAGAATATATGTTTTTTTTGCTCTCTACGCCTTGGGCGTTACGCACGGTAACAACAAGAGCAATCTTAACATCCAACGAATTATTGTGATACGCTCGGCTATACACGTTACCTGTAATTCTGAATGAGTCGCCAATCTTACACGGATATAATTTGCTGATGTAAGTGAAATATGGCGAAGCGGTAGGGTAGGAGATAGGAGTAAGCCAACGCTCATTTATATACGGCTTGTGAGCTGCTTCAGCGGCATACTCGGCGGCGGATTTGAATCCGTACACATCAGCAGTTTCTTCGCTGAGGTTGACATAGTTTGTGTAGTCGCCGACCGCAATAGAGTCTATAGACAAACTACCCGTAGCCACAATACTGCCGTCCAAATACATCTGTCCGTCTTCAACGCCAAACACTTTCTTGCCGTTCGGGTCTTTAATAAGAATATCGCCGTTGTTAATCGTAAGTCCTTTATCATCTATAGTTACGCTGTAGTCTCCGTTTTCTTCAGAACCACCAGCTATAATGAGGTTGTTACCGGCTATAATCTTACCTATAATGACATCTCCGGCTACGCCGTACTTGTAAACATCATTGCCGCTTTTATCTTTCCCGAGATACAGTTTGCCGACAGCTGTTTTAGCCGTCTCCCACCCATCGTCAGTAAAGACTATGCAATTGTTAACAATGCGGAGCTGTTCGCCGTCGTATATAGGATTACCCTGTGAATCCGTAAGAAAGATAGGGTTGCCGTCGGCGTCGAGAGCATCCATACCCTGCGCGTCCTTTTGTGTTTTACGCAAGCGACCGAGATAGCCGCCGTCGTCTATGATAACTTCTTGATTTTTAGCCGAGAGAGCTTTGTCTTTTGTAAGTATCAGAGCCTCGTCAATCCACTTGGAAGCATCGCTGACCTGCTTAGACATATCTTCGACTATGCCTGTGACGTACTGCAAGGTAGCCTTTGACTTTGATACATCGCCGAACACATCATCAAACAACGACCTCGGGTCATACTTATTGTATTTGTTACCAAAGGTTAGAGATATGGTTTTGGACTCAAAATCTATGTCTATAGTGAGCAAGTGCAGTTGCTCAAACTGGTCGTCGTCTACTTCTGCGGTCACTATACAGCCGCTCTCAAGTTGCGAAGTAAATGAGGCAAATTGCTGTGAAAAAATAAACGAACGAGTTGTGACTTCAAACTTTCTGTTGGGTGTTGAAATTTTAGAAAGCTGAGTTTTGGCTCGTTTCATAAGCTCGACACACCAGTCAAATATCTCATCCTGAGACATAATATCCGTCTTAGTGATATTGTCGTCGGTGTAGTCGGCTTGCTTTATATAGGCAGACAACTCACGAAGAAGCTCGTCCGTAAATATGACTTTGCCGTTGACGTCTCTTGCGGTTGTAGACAAGCTACACGCCGCCTGAATGGCATCTATCTGAGCTTTAGTTGCGTCTGCTTGTGATTTTTGAGAATTATATAGCGTCTGCTTCTGCGCCTTAGCTATAGATAATTCTGCGATTTTGGCATTAACAGTTGCAAGAGCGACGGGCACAGCATCCGTAGTCGCGTCGTCGCCAACCGCGCCACTCTTTTTGAGCTGGCTAAGCAGCGATGTCTTCTTTGAACTTATCGTGCCGGAAAGAATACAATCACGACAGGTGTAATAGATGTCAATCTGAGTATTCAGCTTATCTATATCCATCTGCGTTTCGCTCATAGCGAGATACTGGTTGTAATACTCTCTGTTGAGGGCTACATAACTTTCTTCCACAGAGGCAATTTTTGCTTCCCAGCGCGTAACCGCGTCCTGTAACTCAGGAGACATCCAATGTTTATGGTATGTGAAGTCGTAAATAACGGTTGTACCGATAGGGTTAACTCGGCGAATACTCATATTCTCGTCGCCGGTAACACTTAACGCCGTGTAGAGGTCGTCGTAGTCCTGCGAAATATCAAGCCCCTCAATAATATTGTTCCTTGCAAGATGAATACTTGTAAGGTGTTGGTCGGCGTAGGCAGCTCTATCATATACAGATATCTTGCGGTTAATTATGTCATAGCAGAACACACAATCGAACTTGTCCTGCAAGTCGTTCATAAAGAACTCATATATGCTCGTAGACTCTGCGATCTCAAAATATCTACTGCGAGCCTTAACCTTGTCGTCTATATGGTTGAGAGACCACGACGGACATTTAGCCATAGCAAGGGTCAACACGCCGTCTTTGGTATCATTAGATATCAGCGGATAAACACCCGCCTTGTAGAACGGCGCTTCAAGCTCCTCAAGCTCACGCTCAACGGACACACAGGATATCTCTTTTACTCGTCCCTCTTGGGAGAACGAGTCTTCAACACTGTCTATTATGAAATATCCAATGTCCGAGGCGTATATATATCTTCCCGTTTCGAGGTCACTGTAGGTATCACGCACCTTTTCGTCGATAAACGGAAGAGTAAAGGCTAACTCAGAGAGAGAGCCAAAATTGAGGGTAGCATCTATATCTTTGGCATACGGCAACGCGCACACCGAATTGGTGAGTAAATTATCTGAAGTCACATAACTGCCGGGGTTGCACACCGTGAGCAGGGGAATCTCGAAGCGTTTGAATTTGTCAAACCTTGCTATCACGTCATCCACCTCGCATTATTCCAAGTAAACTTTACCGACGACACACCGCCGGTAACAGAGATGATATTCTCGCCCGGAACAAGCCTCAAGAAATGCTGATTGACAAGCTTGTTGTAATACTCGGCATTGGCGTCGTTCACAATCGTTCCTATAGCACAATCGGCGTACAACACAGCCTTTGCCGTCGCATCTTTAATCTGCATAGCACGGTTGTTGTCGCTTTTGTTCGTTATAGTCACATCCGCTTTTGTGTTGCCGCAGGTGATAACAAGATACGGATAGACGTAATCCTGTATGTCCGTATCAACATTAAGCGTTATATCCGAGCTGAAAGAGGTGGCTGTGACCTCCACTTTTTCCTGTATAGCCATTGTGGATGAGCACATACAAGTACAACGCCAGCCGACAGTACCCTCGGCGTATTCAATTTTCTCAGGGTTACAGAATACGCACTCAAGATATTGTCTTTTTATTGTACCGCTCACATACTCGGCTTCTTTGTCGTCCTCGGGGTCTATATAGAACTCTTTGAAGGTAGGGGAGTTGAAGAGCCAATTCTTTATAGCTCGCTCATGTACAGAGCAATACCCCTCTTCGCCGATTATCTCGACCTCGAACTCAAGCGGAGCGCTCTCGCGGGAGACTCCTGTAATATATCTTTTATTTTGCGCAGGAAAGAACGACGACGAGTATTCCACAGAACCCTCCGCCGAAGTAAGCCCCTCTGTATCAATACGCAGAATTGAAAGATTATAACGCGACGAATTGATTCCGTCATAGACAAACCTATTTCCTAACAGATAAATATCGATTCGCCCCTTTCTAAATAGTAAAAACCACACGCAGTTTACTTCTTTTGCGTGTGGTTTTATTGTTTTATTTATTATTTTGCGTTATCCTCTAACGCTTTATTATACCTCGAAAGCATTTCTAAGATATTCCAATAAAGGTTGGGATATTCATTTCTCAAATCGCTAATTTGATATATAACAGCCGATCTATGCACGGTGGTTTGTTTGTGAACGCGCACGAATGACACCTTGTTTAAATTTAATCTTGGATAATACAGTGGATTTATCTCTATGTCATAAAGCGGGTGCAAATTTTCTCGTTTAGACACCGTAGATATCGGCAGGACTGTATAGTCGTTGTTAAGTAATCCGCCAATAATCAAAACGGGTCTTTGCTTGAAGGCGTTACGGCCGTTTCTTATATCATAATATGGAGTTGTAGAAGAGCAAATCCACCCAATCATTATTCTTACGCATCCTCAAATTCATCGTAGTACATATCCCATATGTGGTCGTATGGACGAACCTTTCGGGCGTCCTCTCGTATATCGGAAAGTTTTAATGGAGCGTCGCCGTTTTCAACACCCTCAAGCCCACGGCGGGCATTTTTCCAAGAAGTTTCGTTATGGGACAACTCGCTTAGTTTCCAAGACTCTAACGCGCCGTACTCCTGAACGATGTTGTTAATAATATACTTTGCTTCGTGCGATATATCACTGTTTCCGCCGGACACGCCGCAGGGAGAAAACGCACCCCAAACATCCCTACACACAGGGCCATAACGCCATCCCTCAAGCGTGTCGTTAAATAACGGGGCGTTAATGATAGCTATGGACTCCCTCTGTGCAAAATACAGGAGCTTTTGTAATTTAAGGTTATCGATGGTTTCGTGGGCAACTCTTTTGTATTCTTCATAGATATACTGTGCTACATCTATAGCTCTTTCCATTACAACACCCCTTTTCGTGATTATTATATCATAAAGGATAGTTGCTTTGCAACTAAAAGCTCGGGCTTGGTTTACCAAATTTCTCCGATTATGTTTTGCTAAGGTCAACAAACGCTCTCTGACATTTTTTTAAATCCATTCTTACTCCTTCCAACATAGCCAACGCCCCTCAAAAAATTTTTAAAGGGGCGTTGACAATATTTTACTTTGTGCTATAATCGGCTTATAGAGAATTATTTCTATTATTACATTTGCAGTGTTCAATATGGAGGAATATCAATGAAAAGGTGCATATTAACTCTTTTAAGCATTGTCTTAGTTTTAGCGCTCTCGGCTTGCTCCGCCCCCAAAGACGGACAGGCGGAAACCACAAACGCAAGCGCAGACGGCGTGTCGGTATCTGAACAAGGAGGAGTTAACAAAGACTCATCCCCGGCGACAACACCCAAAAATAAAGAGACGGTGCAGAAGCCCTCTGCCCAAGACAAGACTGTAAAACAAAACTCGTCCGCTGTCGGTGGAAAAGCAAACAATACCACCAGCGACAAGGAAAGGGATAGACAGTTTAGCGCTGGGAACAGTGCATTTCTCGATATAAATGCAGCTTGGCAAACAACTTCAAAAATAACCGACACAATATATGATGCATGGTACTGGGGACTATATGAGTCGGATAAGTACGATAGTTATGAAGAGTGTCTGCCGCGTTTTTGCGCCGCAACTGGATTAGATCCAGATGATGTTACCAACGCCATAGATAATGTGCTTATATGGTTGGAGCGCGAACCCGGAGATGACAATAATAGATATATGATTCTCCAAATAAACAGTGGCCCCGTCAGAACCACGATAGAAGTTTATAAAGCCAATGGTTGGTTCGACGATATAGACGATGCGCTGAAATCCGCCCAGAAAAACATTTCATCAATGACAAAAGACTATGACGATTATACGGAGAGAAAAACACTGCAACTGTATTACTCCGAAGCGTTTAACTACTACAATTTTGCATTATCTCCCGATTGTTCATTCTCGACATTAGAAAGCACGGTAAGCGCCTACGAGACAAAGCTCAAAAACTACAATAACCAACTTGCATTTACATACCTTTTCTAAGGCTATTTTTTCATTTTCTTAAACTCATTAAGAATGTCTGTAACGATTTGCTTGTGAGCTCTACGCAGCTCGCCAACCGTCTTCTCGTCAGCCGATCCATTAATAACAACGTCGCCGACTGTAATATTACACGGAGACGCTATAGACACGGACGACGCAGCAGACAGAGACTTAATCATTGAGCTGAGCACCTCACCGGGCTGATTAGCCCACTTGTAAAGAAACTCACTTGCCTTGGCGTTGAACACCTTGTCGCCGTCATTGAGGAACTTGTAACGACCCTTGTCGGGGGAGCCGAGTATAAGCTCAAGACCCTTTTCGTCAATGTTGGCTATGCCGCCTTTGGCATAGGGAGTACCCGTAGCGTAACCTTGAATATCAGACTTCCACACCCAACCGGTATACGCGCCGTTAACGCCTATGAGGACTTGGTTGCCCTTAACCTGATAAACGGTATACTTGCCTCCGGGGACATGAGATGCCATTTTTGCGTTGCCGCTTTGAGAAGAGAAGTGCGTTGCTGACTTCTTGATAGTCACCTTATCGCCACGGTTGGGTCCAGACTTCCGACTTGTATTAGAAGAACCGCTGGACTTGCCCGCATTTTTAGCGATGGTTTGCGCCGCATCTTTTGCACTCGTTCTCTGGGTTGCCCTCTCGCGAGCTTCACGCTCGGCGGCGGTTTCATACTTACCCTTGTTGTAGCCCGTCATATTGTCGAGCTTCATGCCGTAGTTGTCGTCGAGTAGACTATTGTAACGGTTAAGAGCCTCGTATGCGGCTTCCCACTTGGCAGTGACATCCGCATCGATGGTCGATCCGTAAGACCGATTGTACTCAATCATCTCCTGATACAGTTGAGCATTACCGTTCTGCAAGTCTTCGATGGCTTGCCGACGAAGCTCATAGGCGTTGTCAAGGTAGTCCTCGATAGCTTCTATTTGCTTCTCGTAATACTGCGTCTGCATCTCTTCGAGGTCGTCGTACATCTTTTCAGCCTTGTCGAGTTCCTCATCGCGCTCAAAGTCGTTTAAGTCTTTCTTAGCGTCGGAGAGACTCTCTTCAAGTTCGAGACGTCGCTTTTGCGCTTCAACGGAGTCGTCTGCTTCGAGTTCAAGCAATTCCGCCTGTATATCTGTAACCTTCTTACGCTTCTCGCGGCGCTCTTCCTCTTTGTCTATCTGGTCGTAGTGTTCCTTGAGGAGGTCGCGCTGTTTGTCGTAGAAATCTTTTACATTATCTTGACGCTCTTTGAGAACATCTTTCTCGTTGTTCTTCTCCTGCTTGAGCATATCAATGCGAAGGTCGATAAGATCTTCAAGGGCGTCCTGTGAGTCCTTAGCCTGTTGTTCCTCAAACTTGTGGATAGCCTCTTCATTTTCACGCCACTCTTCGGCGTACTTGGTCTTATCGTTGAGGTATTTCTTGTAGTTCGCCGCGAGCCATGCGTAATACTCGCCCTCATCGATTTTACCCATTTCAAGCTCATGCTTCTTGAGGTCAACAGCTTCATTCCAGTCGTCGAGACGTTTCTGCTTCTTCCACTTGTAGATTTCCTCTTCGTACTTACGCCACTCTTCAGCATACTTCTTTTGGTTATTAAGTTGCTTCTTGTAGTTAGCTTCAAGCCAAGCGTAGTATTGCTCTTCGGTAATCTGATCCATTTCGAGCTGGTGCTTCTTAACAGCCAACATCTCGTTCCACGCTTTAAGGCGTGGGTCATTAGACGAGGAAGAGGAGGAGGAACCGCTGGATTTAGAGGAAGATCCGCCACCAGTGTACTTAGATTGGAAATTAGAATAGTTCAAATTTCCAACCATCTTTTGCATCTCTTTGAGAGACGCAATTTCGTTTTGCGTAGCAACCTTTTGAGCCTCAATCGAGGACGAAAGCGACGTCTTTAACCTTTCGGTACCAGACATAACCAAGTCTTTTTGACCTTTAGCTACGGCGGAAGCCCTATCGAACATACCTTTCCAATTGCCATCAGAAATACTATCCACTAAGCTGCCGAAATAAGCTGCCGCAGAGCAAGCTTCGCCGAATGCAGGAATAAGAATCTTGCCTACAGCTTCAGCGGTGGGCTTCATACCGGAAGCTAACTCTAAGAGTGCGAGCCTTGTCTGGGCTTCTGCTAATGCTTGGTTCACACTGGCTTTTGTGGCGTTTATCTGAGCCTCTACCATCTCTTTGGTAGCACCCTCATTAAGCCTTATACCATTTTCTGTGACTTCAAGCACACCGGCGTACAGAGCTCCGCTCTTAGCAAGTTCAAGCGCGGTTTGAATAGAAAGCGAACCGTTTTCATTCTGCTCTTTAATTGCGCTATTTACGGTATCATAAGTTGTAGATATTTTCTTCAGAGCTGCATCAAGCTCGTCATAAGAGTTGATAAGCCCCTCAACACCACTTACAGCTCCACCGAAAGCAGACTCAAAATCAGAGATAACTCGCTGAGATTCAATTTGAATCTGTTCGAGTGAGAAAGCAGTCGCGAAAGCTGCCTTTGCTGTGTCAACATCAATAGCGCCGTCGTGAAGCTGCTGAAGAATCATACCAATGTTGCCCTTCAGCGTGTCACTTGCACCGGCAAACACAGTATCGATATTTTCAGTGATTACGTTTCCGTCTTCATCAAAGAGGTTACTCAACCCATCTGTTAACGCTTTACCGTTCTCATCAAACACCTTAGTGAGCTTTTCAGAAGAACCGAGAATCTCATCAACAGTTCCGGCGAACCCCTCAAGAGTGTCGCGCTCATACGCATCAGCAAGCGATTTATTCGCATCCTTGAGGCTTATTTCCCCGTCATGATATTGCGTAAGAATCTTGCCGATGTTGTTCTTTAACGAATCACTCGCTCCTGCGAACATAACATCCATTTGTTTGCCGATAATATTTCCCTTACCATCAAACAAATTATCGAATCCGCCAAGAACGTCTTCTGCTGACTTTTCTATTTCATCCAGAACATCCTTGGTTGAATAGCCATTGCTGGAAATCTTTGCAAAAGCTGCGGCGGTTCCTGCGAGGTTGCCGTTGAGCTTAATAAACGCCTCTCTATCAGAGTCGTCGGGGATAGCTTGTTTCAACGCCGCTCCAAAGTCGTTCAAGCCCTCGTCTGTGGTAGCCGCTTTGCCAAGAGCCTCAAGCTTGTTTATAGTTGCCTGATTGACATCTAATTCACTGAGTTTACCCTTAAGTAATGTAGCTCTTTCAGCGGCATCGGAAAGCGAGTACATTATACTTTCATAGAACGCTTGAGCTTCTGGATCTGTAGAGTCTTCCCAGCCTTTAGCGATGGCAAGAAGATTGGTTCGTATATCTTCGTAGTCTTTTTTGTTCTGGTCGAGTTCTTTAGTTTGCTCTTCAATACTGAGATTAGTATCGGCGTATATTTCTTTGCGCTCTTGTTCGAGTCTAACTAACTCTTTTTGAGCAGACTCAACAGCCTGTACTTGGTTGAGATCAACGTCCCAATTGGCGAAATGTCTATCAAGAGCGACCTGCCACCATTTTAGCTTTTTGCCGAATTTATCATACGAATCCCCATAGCTTCCGGAATCATTAGCCTCTTCCCACGCCTTTTTATCAGCCTTATCTACTTTCTCTTCCTCTAACTTAGCCTTAGTCCTGAGATAAGCAATCTGAGCCTGTAGTTCAGCGTTTTGCTTCTGTAACTCTTTAGTTTGCTCAATATCAGCGAGAGTCGGGTTGTCAATAGCATTAAGAGCGGTAAGCTGAGAATTAACTTCCTTTAGAGCACCCTCTTGAGATTCAAGTTCTTCTGTTGTACTCTTATACTGCTCACGAGCCTCGTCCGCTTTCTGTGCAAGCTCGTCTTCTATGTTGATTAAATACTGGAACCCCTCAATCAGCTTCTGAATAGCGAACTGAGCGATAACAGTAACGAGCATACCTGCGGCGGCTTTGAAGATATTTAGACCGACGGCGGCGAGTTTTGATTTAACGCCTGTAGCTTGTATCTGAGCACCCATCTTCTTCTGGTACTCTACGAAGCCTTCCCAAGTTGCTTCTCCCCCCTTGCAGGAATCAACATAATCCTGCATGGACTTACTCATTTTTCCATAAATTTCCTCTTGCCGTTCAGAACTCGCGGCATTTTTGTACAGGCGGATATCAGCCTTGTTTTTCTTTCCAACCTCAGTCTCTAAATCAACAGACTCGCTTATCATTGCAGCAAGTTCTTTTCGAGTCTCTTTAGCGCTATTTTTTACCTTACTTATCTCTTGACGCACAGCGGAGCCCCAAGATGCAGCGTGAGTAATACCGCTCTTAAATGAGCCATCCCAGTTAATACCGGCTGTCATCTCTTGATATTTTTTCTTTATATCATCGAGTTGAGCTCCAAAAATAGCTAAATCACCAAATGAAGTACCGCTACCCTTAGTAGTGAATATCTTTCGTATTATACTGCTTTGGGGATAAGCAAAATAATATTATAACAAAAGGAGCAGATACAAATGGCAAAAATATTTTTTTGCCCACATTGTGGTAGAAAATTCGATTTATTATGTGAGGAAGATCTCATACAATACAAAAATGGGGTGTGCAGTTTTTGCGGTTTTATAGGGGACTTTGTAGATGTAGGATTAAGCTATGACGAGCTTTTTAGTCAACTTGATGACTATGCAATCAAGAAAAATATAGATATAGACGCAAGTTTTGAAAATATGTGGCGAGCTCAAATAGAAATGGTCGGGATAGACAAAGACCCGCGTTTTGACTGGGACGCCTCCCTAAAATCAATGGAAGAATGGCATAAAAAGGCTATCAAAGCGCATTTACAAGGTGTAGCAAAAAGAAACGCTGAAAAGCAACGCGAAGCCGCCGCCAACACACTCCACTGTCCCACCTGCGGGTCAACTAACATCAAAAAACTCGATGTCGTTGACCGTGCAGTATCTGTGGGGTTCTTCGGCATCTTTTCTAATAAGATAAACAAGAGCTTTAAGTGTAAAGACTGCGGGTGTACTTGGTAATTAGCATAGGGCAACAGAAAGCGTCCCTAATTTGATACACTTGAACGCTCATATTATATGTGGTTTGATACCTTCCGCAAAAATGGGCGGTACACACTTCAACCAACCAAGTCCTTCTGAAACAGCTTTTTATTAATCATATTTAAACTCCTCTTTTTCCAAATAATTTTAGCCTACAACGACCGCCGCAAACCAGCTAATTATTATGTCTATAAGAAATATTGCCTTTGCGCTGATTCGCACTCGGTTGCTCTTTTCGAGAGGATATCTTATTATCTCTACAAGAAGAGAGCCGCCGAATACAGCAAAGACTATTATGGAGTATATTCCCATAGGTGTAGTACCAGCAATCTTCACTGTTGCGGCTATTAAGAAGACCACCACCAGCACCACTAATATTGATGCGGCGAAGGATAGGTATATCTTGTCGTAGCGAGAAGGGGTCATTTCTTACATTCCTTTCATTCAATGCTTTATGAGGAAGGTTATCTTGGTTCCCTCATCCGTGAAATCGAAGTCAAGCTGCTCGACGTCATCGCGCCAGTATAAAGCGTCTACGAGATCACCTGAACTAACGGCAGAAGTTACCATCTGAGATATACCATCTCGTATATCTTCTTTCGATTCTTTAAGAACTTTTCTGTACTCTTTTGCTTCCTTTACGGTCATTATTGCAGCGTATTTAACGCCGTCGGCTACACGACGGACTCCGTGCATAAAATTCTTCTTACTAATCATTCTTGTATTCCTTTCATTCTAAATTTATAACAATGGAGGTTGTAGTTATGGATATCGCACATTCCGACACACTTAAGCTTGACGCGAGAGTAATAGGTGACAGAATAGATAGTCTGTTGCCGTATGATTGTAGAGGAGATAAAAACAAGCCACGCTTGCAAGATCTCTTTAAAAGGGCTGGCGTAGAAGAGGCTCGTGTAATAGAACGAGCCGTCGATAAGGGTATCGTCCCTAAATGGGAAGACCTGTTCGCGATAGCTGGATATTTTAATGTTTCTATGGATTATCTGCTTGGACGCACAACCGTTCCCGCCATAGCTCAGCCGTGCGCTAACAGAATTGATTCAGCTATAAAGACTATAGCGGAATATACCGAACAGTCATACGACGACGTTTGCGAGCAGCTTGGTATTTCAGAAGACGAGATAATGAATTATTAAATAGCAAAACAGTGCCCTACAAAAAATAGGACACTGTTTTATTATGCTTTTGATTTTGATAATAATATAATAGATGATAGTGGATCCACCGTTGTAATTGTTTAACGGTTTCACGGTTAAAAAGACGGTTGCTGATATCCCGCGAGGAGCGGAGTGCGGCAAGCATACCACCTCGTGGGGAAATCTTTTTTCTCAAGGGAGGTGATGTGCATAACTTTAATCTTTAATGTGATAGGGGCAGTAGCTTCTATTACAACAATAATTATGTTCGCGATATATGTATACGAACATATAAAGAAAAAGTAAGCCGTCTATAGCGAGTAGACGACTTACTAATTCGAGAATGTAAATTCTCACTTATAAAGTTGATACTACAGCAACCGTCTGGATGCACTACTGGGGAGATGTTTGTTCACAGCAAACGTCTCCTTAGTTATTATTATATCGATGTCTTCAAATTAAGTCAATAAGTTTAAAAAATTTTACATTTTTTGAAACAATCTCTAAAAATTTTGAAGATACACTTATCTTTTTTGTTAATCTTTATCTTTGTCTATCTTATGAACCACCACAGGACTTTCGTCGTCGTCAACACCAACGGCAATAGGTGATATCCATTTTAATATAAGCTTGCGAGTAGATGGTTCTTTCATAGAACCAGTCCAGAAATTATGCCAATGCCCGCGTCTGATATGAGGGCGGGGAGAAGCATGAGTTCCAATAGCTACTGAGGACTGTTTATGTTGCACTCGCTTGTATTGCCTAAACGACGCGCCGACGCGAACACCAACATCCCACTTGCGAATCTCGCCGTACTTATCCTTGATGCGGCTTGGCGATCTACGGGTTATTGCTTTCTGCTCAGGATTCTCTTCTATATCAGCATTTGACGCGCAGATATAAAGAACAACCTGTAATATCTTGCTCATAAACGAGACAAGAGCATCGGCAATATCCATATCCAACATAAACTTTTGAGCCTTGTCGTATTGCCCCGACTCGTAAAGATATTTATATCCCTCTTGACGAGTATATTCAAGATTATCATAAAGGTTCTCTTGATTCAGATGTATCGGAAACGCATACGGCATATTATTTTTATTTAGACACAAGAAGCGCAACTCTCTGTCCTGTGTGTCCGTGTCATACTCCATATGCACAAAGGCTCCAATGACCTTATCGTCGCCAAAGTAAAGATTATTGAACTGTATATAGAAACATTGATAGGGGAGGTGCGACAAAACTTCGCTCGGTATATCGAGACAATCTTCTTGTGCGAATAGCACCTCTTCCATCTCGGGGTCAAGGACAAATACTTCTTTGCTGAGTCTCCACGGCGCGAGAGCGGCGAGTGTAGCCCCAATACGCACCACGTCCGACTCGTTCTTAAAGTCAGTCTCGCTCTCCACAACAGCCTTTGCCGCCGCTATAGGCACATAGCAATCACTATCCCAACGCGGCAGACCGCCTTGTCCGTTATGTGAATGAATATCGGACAGCAAGTCCCACGCTTTAGGACATAACTCAGTTGCTTGCTTTAACAAGTCTAACGGCGGGTAGTCTTTGACCTTTCCCATTAATTACACCTCTGCTATATTTCTTAGATATATTATAGCAGAAGCCAAGAAATTTTCAATCATTTTTGCGCCCATCCCCAACGGCAGCGCGTACCGACCTACTGCGAACAACGAACAGGTTATCCGTTGATAATATAAGGGATTGTTCGCTCATCCCCGGAGTCGAGCACACCATATTGATCCGTAGACCAACCGACCATTGTGCTCTGTGAACATTCTCGTTGCTTTTACAACGAGCTTTGCTGCGGACTTTCCTATCTCAGCCTTATTACCGTACCGACTCGCTTTCACGGTCGCCGCCATAATATTACTACTATGGGTTGGTAGCCTTGCATACGGATTACCCCGTGCCACATTATCAAGCAGCAATGCGCTTCTTACACGCACCAGTATCAGTCGTTTTTCTTAACACTCTCTTGTCATTGTCAAGCAATGACTCGTTCAGCGTCACCGCCAGAGCGTTTCGTGGGTATATTCCTCCGATAATTGATAAGCCCACGTTTTTGATGGATGTAACAATGCCGACTATTGCAGGAAGCAACAGTTTGCACTTGGCGAGTGCATCCGCGAATTGGAGTGCGCCGTTTGTCAACTTTACAAAAGTAACAACGGCATCACTGTTAAGAAGATTTGTAGACAAAGACTCAAAAGAAGCCCTTGCTCTTGCGATATTTGCCTCAATACCCTGTGAGTAAGCATCGTACTTCTCCATAGCCGTTCCGGCGGAATCAGCACTTATACCTGCATACTCCATAGCCTTACCATAGTTTTCCATGAGGGTAAGGACGTTTTCTTTCTGTCTCGTAGCACCAAGTGCAGTCGTAATAGCACTCTGTTCAACTTCAGTCAGTGACGACCATTTAGCCTGTACTTCGTCAAGAACATCATCAAAGTCTTTAAACGACCCTAAGTTGTCGCGAAGACGTATACCGACTCTTGTCAACACACGCTCGTAATCGTTCAGCGACTCGCCGTCGTCATCAACAAGCTTATTAAGCTTAACATTTGAGTAACGAGCGAACATGGTCTTAAACGCATTACCGATAGACGCCATGTCTTGCTGAGTAACTTCGCCAACAGCGGCAAGGTAGCCCAGAAGCGTGTCCATTTCAACACCGGCAAGACGCGCCGAGTTTGCAGTCTTACTCATACCTTCAGCAAGACCACCAACGCTGACGGCGGCAGCCATATCGACAGCAGACAGCTTATCTGCTATAGACATCGCGTCATTGATCTCAACCTTATAGCCCTTAATCGCCGAGGTAAGATACTGAGTCGCCTCCGCCGAATCAATCAGACCTATCTTGGAAAGAACGGTACTGGTCTTTATCAGCTCGTTTGTGTCTTCAAGAGAATAACCCTGTCTAAGCCAATCGTCGGCAGCAGCGGCTACTTCGGAAGTGACAGCACCAAGCTCCTGAGCCATTTCAGAATAACTCGCCACAAGCTCTTTAGTACGATCACGGTTGTAACCTGTAACCATAGAAAGGTTGACAACAGCCGAGTCAAGCTTAACAACATTATCGTAGACCTCTTTAAGCTGTTGCACCGAAAAACCAGCGATAGCAGTTACTGCCCTCTGCTTAATATTTGTCTTTAACACGCTGTTAAGCTTATCGAAAACATTTGTTGTTTCGACGCCAGCTTTAATAGCATCGAGTTTTAAATTGTTGAATGTATCTTGGAACTGTTTTGCGGTTATATTCCCGCTGTCCAAGGCGCTTTGGAGCCCCTTGAAACCACCCATAAGACCAGATTTTTCAAGCTTATCGCCATATTTGTCCATGTACTTGTAGAGTTGGTTATAAGCTCGTAAAAACTTGCCGGAGTCTTGGGTTATTGACTTGGTGATTTTCTTATTAGTGGACTGAACCTCTTTCTCTATACTATCTGTATCAAGAGAAAACTTGAGTTTCGTAACTCCGCTTTTATTAATCTCTTTGGCTATACTCTGGATGTCTTGCAGTATCTGTCGTCCGGATTCGCCGCTTATTTTGCCGCCACCAGATACGCCAAATTTTAACTCAATTACGTTTTTGTTATCGGACATAAATGCCTCCCTATATAAATAGCCGCGCTCAAACGAGCGCGGCTACCTTTACAATATTCCGCTATCCATACCGCCCCACAAGCGGGGATAGTCTACTTTTACGCCCGGATGTTGCATCTCAAAATCATTGATTGTATCGGAAATAAATGAGTTCGGGGAACGAACCCTTTTGTTGCTGATAGGCAATCCGCTATTTCGCCCTTCCCAAACACCAACCACAGAGTGAATCTTCGAATAACCCTGAGTTATCAGCCCGAATATGTCGTATACACCACTTCCGGTAGGGACACCACCAGCCCCAGTCAGCGAATCTCGTTTTAACAAATCACCCGGAAACACAATGTCAACGACCCATTCACCCGAGCGTTTATCAATCTTTGATATACCGACGTGAATTTTACCTACGCCCATTTTGCGAGCATAAACTGAGGTCGCCTGATTATACGCATCAACAATCTTGCTGCGCAACTCCTTAGCAAGCTCGGTCAGCTGATTTTTGTAGTCGGGGTATTTTTCTTTAACTATTTTTTCGCCGTTTTTGCTTGAGATAAACTGTTGAAGTTTTTGTATAATATATTCTTCAGAAATCACTTAGCATCACCATAAATAACACACACGGGTTCTGTTACGGCTCGTACCACCACAACAGGTTCACTGATAACTCTGATATAAACTACATCAAACATTTCAGCCTCCGTTATTCACACTTATCTGCGGAATTGAACAATGTCGGCGAAACGCGAAGCTCGACTATGGGTGTTGCGGGGATTTTTTCGTTAGCCATAACAACCCGTGTGTCCATAAAGATAATACCTTCAGGCAGACGACCGGACTCTTCTGCCGTTAGCTCAATTGTGTATAAATCAGACTCTTCGTCATAACCGACATTATCCGGGTACTTTCGCGTGAAGAGAGTCTGACTATTCATGTCTTTATCGAGCTTAAACAAGAAGTCTATGTGCTCGATATCAGAGTGGCTTATATTAAACTTAATAGGTATAGTGGGAGTAGTGAACCTCTTCACACAACCAACTCCTTACTTATTATTTCTTCTTCTCGTGGAAGTCGAGAATCCCGTCAACTATCTTGCCTTCATCTTTATTAGCAATAACCTCGCTCAGCTGCATAAGTTTTTCGAGATCAACTTTAGACAGCGAAGACTGATTGGCGTTTATGGTGTTGAGAAGTTCAGCGAGGGACTTTGCCGCAGAAGACCACGGGTCATACGCCACTCTAAGCTTCTCGTTATATGCAGCGAAGAAAGCCTTTTTCATTGCGCTATAGTTGACATATCTAACGCTCTTAACGATAAATTCTATAATATCATTTTCATTAATAAGCTTCCACATCGACTCAACGCTGTTGCTGAGACCAAGTTCTTTGGCATTTGAAACCTGTAAGACAAGAAAGGTCTCAAGCACGAACTCAGCAAAGTGAGCAATAAGACCGCCGTTGTCGTCATAGCAGAACTCAAGAGCTGTACCGATTATCTTCTCAACATCAGAATAGGTCAGTTCGTCACGGATTTCCATCTCTATCTCTTTATTATCAACTTCAGCTTTATATTTCAGCATTATTTCTTTTTCTCCTTTATTTCCTCGATAACACCGCTGTCGCGCAAATAGGCAAGACCTATACAAATAGCTTCAGCGATATCATCTTTAGCGGTTATTCCATAGCATTTTGAAACATAGTCTATTGCTTGTATCTTGAGGGCTTCTCGGTTAACCTTGTTGCCCTGATTAAAGCCCAACACCTTACGCCATTGTGTCGGGGCATAGATTTTGAACGCTGTATTATGCCAATATGACATATCCATAATAGCGCCCTGAAGTCTGCTTAATGTGATTAGCGTCTTAATAGACGTCCTCAGTGAGACATCTTCAAAAATAATTATATCAGCCTTAGACTTCAAAAAGAGGAGATGTATCTTTCGACACATCTCCTCAAATCTATCCTCTGGCGAAACGGACTTGTCAGCCGTGAGTTTACCAAAGCTGACAAGATCGCCGTCGTCGAATATGGCGTAGCCGGTAATAATACTGGCTTGGTCTAACGCCAAAATTCTCATACGGTTACATACCCGCTTCCGTCATACTTGATGGCGTTCGTCTGCACGAGCTCGCCCTTTGCATCAACATAGACTATGATTCCGCTATATTTATTGTAAGAAACGACCTGACACTTCCTCTTGCGGGGCAGAGCCTTTGACTTGCGCTTTGGAGTTTCTTTGTCAGCGACTTCTACAACCTCTACAACGTTTTCATTATCCATATTGATTACTCCTCCTCATCCTGCCAAATAAGGTCAAGAATGTTGTCGTCACTGTCTGCCATAAGGTCGCAGGTGATAGTGATAGTAGCGGGGTCGCCGCTGTTAGCACACGACAGAGAGAAGTTGGTCTGGGGAGAGCACTTGTACGCAACCATTCTGTAAGGAACAATCTCGTCGTTCTCGGTCTTCTCGTAAGTATCACCATAAACAGTGAACGCTCTCGGGAAAGTCGTGGACTTGATGTTTATCTTGCGCACCTTCTCGGTAAGCTCAGTCATGTAATAGACAATATAGCTGTCGTTAGCCGTTGCATCAGTAACGGTAATCTCTTTGGAGCTTGCGGTCGCCGTAGCAGTAAGCTCTGTACCGCAGTCATCGTCTGCCTTAAAGACATTGACAGTGCCGACGACAGGAGTGCCGGAAACGGTCAGCTTGCCCGCAGTTGCACACTTAACGACTTCACGCTTAAGGAACTTAGCGGCTGTCTCAAGGCTCGCGCCAGTAATCAGAGAATAGAGCTTAGCTGTCTTCATCTGAGTCTCGAACGCTATTGTGCCGCCGCGATCGCCGTGGAATGTAACTCTCTTCGGGCGTCCCTTACCACCGTAGGCATAAACAGCCTCACCGCTCATCTCGGTCGTTGTCGTATTAGCAAAGTCGAGATTGAGGAAAGGCTTCTTGCTCTTATATTCAACGAATATAAGGTCACATACTTCTCTGTTAGCAAAAGTAGTATTGTTGTTCATATTAAACCTCTCTTATTTATTTGTTAAATCCTTGAACCACGCCGAAAGCTCTATGGAGTCCTCTCCCCATGCAGCCCAGCGCAGTCCTTCGACCGATTCATAAGTAATGACGTTGAGACGCCTGAACTGGTCGTAAAGTTGTAATATAGTTAAATCCCAGATATTCAGTAGGTTTAAAGAGGGATGCTTTGCGCATACGGCGGATATAATGTTTGGAAGTGTATAGTCGTTAGACGGCTGTTCTTTTTTCTTAGCCTTATCGAACTCTTTCTTCCGCGCCTTACATCTTTCGTAAATGGCTTTAGCTTTTTTGTTTGAGAACTTTAATTCGCTCTTACTCTCTTTCTCCACACCAATTATCTGAGCAATTAAACTTTGTATATCTCCGAAATTTCCGTTGTTGATTTCGCCGACCACTTGCTTATCCCTATAGACCTTGAAACACAAGCTTTTGTCATCAAAAACAACCTCCTCTTCAATAAAAAAAAAGAGTGCCTCAAAAAAGGTCTCTCTTAACATCGGGTAGGTTATTAAAATGTAAAAGGTTGAAAGGTCGGGTATAAGCATAGGTATTTGCCCATCAAGCTCGCTCGGGTCGAACATGATTACACTCACATATCCGAAGAACTTGTCGTAACCAAGCTGACGAACCTCCGACAATCGTGGCTGTCGTACATGACACACATTGCCGACGGCGATAGAACTGCCGGTAATTGAGTCCCACTGGGTCAACTTCATTTAGTTACCCTCGCTCTATCTCGTGCATAATCGGGCACAGTATATGTCAGAAGACGAGCAGTAAAGCCTTCGGGTGCAGCCGCGAGCGTCGCTGAACTAAGTTGTAACCTGCCTATTCCAAACTCTGAACTGCCGTTTATCAGCAAGTCTATTTGACGGCATATGTTATCACGCCTATTTCCCTTAACGCCCGGAAATCTATCGCTGCCGAGCTTCATAAAGGATTTGTTGCAGACGACTTCTACGAGGAGCGTCATTCTCTTTATGCTTCCACTCGGAGCCTTAGTGACCTCTGTGTCAACAAGCACATAAGCACCAGCCTCTTGAACGCTCTCGTCTATCCAACCGTGGTCGTTAATGTGGTCTTCCCACTTTTCAGCATCGTCATCATCAGGGGCATATCTGCCGTTCGAGACGAGCTTCATAACCTCTGATGACTCCAAAATTTTGCTGATGACGAGATTGTTATAGTCTATAATTTCATCGAGGTGTGTATATCCTGCCATTAGCCAGTCACCTCGACTTTCTTATAAGCGGAGCGTTCTCCACCGTCATTCAGTTCAACAGTCAGCTTTGTGCCAATGAGAGCATCATTAGCGTCAACGGAAATAATTAATGCGCCATCTTTAACGGAATACTGTATGCCGTATGCAGCCCCAGTCACAGACCACGACGGAACAGCCTCTTCATCAACTCCGCCTGAGTCCTTAAAGAACTGCGCAAGATATGTTCTATGCGCTCCAATTCGGAGCGTATCGCGTCCGGCAATCTTACAAAGAGTACCGGCAGTAGACGGCTCGCTTGGAGCGATGTAATCACATATGCGCTCTTTAGCGTTGTCTCTCGAAGCGTCGTACTCAACACTTTCGACATTCATAATAAGAAGATGTCCGTTTTTGCCGTAACTTCGGCTTATCGGGTCTTCTCCCGTATAAATGTAGCAAGTGAGAATTTCGTCGCCGTTAGCGTCGTAGTTAACACCACCGGCTATGCGCTTATCTATATGGAGCTTGGCTGTGTCTTCGTCGTAGGGGAGATACACCTTGAACTGCTTGTGTAACGACTGAACCGTGTTGTTACCCTTAAGCGTTGTCGAATAAACGCCCGAATCCAAAACACCCCAACGCTCGATAATATCCGAAGTGCCGTTTTGGAATCTGAACAGATGGTTGCACAGCCACGCCGTCCCTGTTATATGGATCTCATTTACCACTCTCGTTTCAACGACGATGAAGTGTTCATCCATAATTTCAAGGATATCCCCGACATAAAGATTCTCGTCGGGGAAAGCGATAACTTTTATTTTGTAAGCCACCTCAGTCCGGTCAACCAAGAAACGCTGCGGGGCTCCGTTACGAGTCGCGTTCGGCTGATATCCCGGATTACTTATAACCTTAACTTGAAAGTTGTCTTTAGCCTTTTGAATGATTCTATCTCGGTCTGATACGCCATTTATGCCGAGACGCGCATTGTAGTGAGACCAATCAAGCATTGCGCCCACCACCAATCTTGTTAAGAAGAGCTAAAGCCTTGAACACCTCACGTTTGCAAACCTCTTCCGAAACCTCATTTTCGTTGAGATAATTTAAAATATTCACAACGGTAATAAAGTCCATATTATCTGCAAGTTTATCAAAAGTCGTCAAAGCTCCCGTGGCTTCTATGGTGACGCTATTTATGTATTCCGATAAATGTATGTCCTCTCCTATGCCGAGCACATCATATTCTTTTAAAGGAATAATTTTATAAACGTGTCCCGTAAAACGATTAACAAAAGTTTTAAGCTTTATAATAATCACCTACGCTTTCAGTGAGGCGATATTACCAGCATAATAGGTATACTCAGTCATTTTGCGGCGATATTCCTTATAAAGGGAGTCCCTAAATTCCGTCATCTCTCTTAAGAGATTGGCAGGAGAGAAGAATGAATAATCCTTGACAGACAAGGAATTGCTTAAGTTTGTGCTATCCAGAACCTTAGAACTGACCCAGTAATATGCGATACCGAGAGCAAGAATTTCGATTACTTCGTTATCCAAGTCAACCTTATATTCTTTATAATCGGTATCTATCTGAGAAAGATCTATGCGGCACATCTTCTCGAAGTCCGCTTGAGCACTCATGAGATATTTTTCAAGTATATACTCGCGCTCGGATTCCGATAGCTTCAAGAAATCATAATCAGAGAACTTCAGAACAGCTCGTTCATAAATCTCCGAAAACGGTGTTGCCATTAAATCACCTCTCGGACTTCATCAGATTACAACCAAGAGCCTCCTCGAAAGCTCTAATCTTCTTGAGAGAGTCAAGAGTTCCATCCTCGATAAATGTGTTAAGAGCGACAACAAGATTTTCTCTTGCCGTAGTAGTAAGAAGCGGAACCTTTGTTTCGATATCCTTCACACTCCAACCGCAGACCTTCTGGAAATCATCGGGATCGATAATGTCCTTGTAATATCTGCCGACCGCAAGAGCGTTATACACATCCTCGGGTGTATGCTCGCCGTCATCAACCGAATCGACAAGTATCTTATTCTCGGTGAAGAATATTGCTGCTGACGCCTTTATCGAGCGAAGCAGACTCATCGAGACAGGCTGTATATCACCACAAAACTCCCAGTCAATGGTTTCACCACTTCTTTTATCCACAAAAGTAAGACCACCAAAAGTGTTTGATTTTACATATACAAGGGTAGAATCCTCTATTCTTGAGGGTCTCTTGGGCACAACGGGAGCAGCCTCAATCATCTCATTTGCTTTCGTCTGATTTTCTGCATTAGTTGTTTTAGCCTTAGCGGCTCCCTTCTTAGCGCCTGTAGTTGTTTTATTCTGCTGTGCCATTATTATCTTTTACACTCCTTTTATTCTTAGAAAGGGGAGAGCCACGCGGACTCTCCCCAAAAGTTTAAATTTGATTAAGCATTAATGTCATAAACGCCAATCTTGCTGTTAAGAACAAGACCAACGCCGACGGGCTGTATGTACACATACTCCTGAGTAAGGTCTGCGTTATCAGTAGCCTCTTTGACATTCATAATGCCAGAGCCCTCGTTGACAATCTTAATCGGCTTGTCGTCGCCAGCTATAACAAACACCTTGGTGTTCGACAGAGCAAAGACATCAGTGCCGGGCTTGTGAGCCTGTTTCATGCGAAGCATCGGAGTGCCCGAATACTTGCCGTAATAACCGAAGTTATAGATGTCGTTCTTAGCGTCGTCAGAGACAACAGCGTCGGCGACCTTCTTGAGAGCGCCTCTTGTGCCGCAAATCTTTGCAGATGTGCCCGAAGCCGCCTCGACATGATCGATAATCTCGTCCATGTTAGCAGTAGTAAACGAACCGCTCTTGACATACTTGTCGCTAAGACCAGCGGTCGAAGCGGAGATATTATTGAGGCAAGCCAGAGCGTCGAGAGCTATCTGGTTTGTGAAAGCCTTACCAACCATATCGACAAACTCATTGAAATCAACGCGACCAGAGAGAAGCCTATTCAGATCCTCATAAACGCGAATAGCTTTAGCTGTAGTCTTAATAGTAACAGCCTCGCCCTCGGGGATTCTCTGACGACGAACGCCCTGAATACCAGCCGCTGCATCAGCGACGATAAGGTCGTTCTCACCATGAGTAGTGAACTTAGCCTCGTCACCGTCTGCGATATTGCGATACTCGCACAGGCTCGTAAGAACCGGGTCATTCGCAATACCCTCATTGATTATTGCGGGAAGAAGAATCTCAACAAGGTCAAACACGGGCTTGCCGGGTCTGAAGTCGCGAGCGTTAAGCTTAGTAGAGCCACCGTTGAGCTCAATAAGAGCGTTACGGATGGTCTCGGATGTCTCTGCGGCAGAATACTGTGCGTACTGCTTGCCCTTGATAGCGTCAAGTGCAACCTTAACTATGTTGTTATCCATTATTTTTTCACCTCTGTGTAATCTTTAATTCTTGGTTAAGCTATTTTGATGACGATCCAGTCGCCTTCAATAGCCTCGACAGTGCCAACCTTAGTGGAGCCCTGAGTAAGGGTTTTGACGACATTGCCCTTGGTACCAGCCCGAAGCTCGACGATATCACCGACCTCTATAGCGGCAGCAGCATCAAGAGCCTCCTTGGTAACAGAGAAATAACCTCTGACAAGCTTGTAGCCACGAAGAATGTCACCAGCTCTATTCTTGAACTCGCCAATAGTGTTGCTGGAAACAGTCTTATCAACCTCGGGAGAAGCGATGAGAACGATGTCGGACAGAGCGGTATTTGCGGCGGGAGTGCTGCCAGTGTGAACCTCGCGCTCGCCGGAAATAAGTGCGCCAACCTTAACGAAGTTGCCGTTTTCAATTGCAGTATCTTTGCTGCTGGGCTGATACTTGACGGAAACAAGGTCGCCGCCAAACACAGTGCCAGTCAGATTATCAGTTCTAACTTTTGCGTATGCCATTGTATTAACCTCTTTCTTTTTACAAAAATAAAGCCCACCTCGTGCAGTGGGTAAATAAATTATTTACGAGAATATGTTCTGAAGAAATCGTCTACATAACTTGTAGACTCTTGTGTGTTGAGCAGAAGCCCAGCCTTTGCCGTCTTCGCAGAGCCATACTGACCGCGAATAGCAAAGCACTCTTTGCGCAGGTCGTCTGCGGAGAACTCATAAGCCTTAGCCTTGAGGTCGCGGAACGACTCAAATCTATTCAGATCGCTGAACTCTCCAAGAACCGCATCACACTCAGCCTTATGAGCTTTGTCTTCAACATCTCTCTTGAAGTCGCGAAGCACAGTCACCTCAAGCTTCATAGCGTCGAGAGCCGCAACCTCTTCGTCTGTCAGCCATCTCGGCTGTATATGAGCCCACTCGTCGCCGACGGTCACTTTGCCGTTCGACTCGTCAAGAGTGTACGAGCACTTAAAATAGTCTTCATTACCGTCTTCATACGAATACTTTTCGATATAGACATAATTGTCATCGCAGTCCATCGCCCAATAGCTATGAGCATCATCGCCGAGAGAGCGAACCGTTTCTCGCACGGCGTCAAGCTTTTGCTTATAAGTCATTGAAAACTCTTTTGTAGGCTCCTCAACCTCGACAGGCTCTCCGGTTTCCACAAGGGGTTCTTGAGCCATAGCCTCAATTTCGCCCTTTACAACAGAGCCAAGCTCGACAGCGGGAACTTCTTCGATAGTAGTCTCCTGCTCAAGCTCCATATCTTTCTTGTCTTCCATAGCGTTACCTCCTTTCTTGCGCAGAGCAAAATAATTAGCGCATTGCTCTTTAAGTTTCAGCATTACATCATCAAAGTTGCTATTATCAAGCTCAAACTCTTCAGGTTTGTACACTTTGGATGAGATAAAGCAGGGTTCGGTATGCTCTTCGGGATTGTCTGACATACCGAGGAGGCAGAGTTTCAGGAAGCTAAAATCAAGTATTTCCTGATAATTGGAGTCCTCAGCTAAAGGTCTCGACTGCTTGACCTCTATCTCCATACTCTCCCCGAAATATACGTCGTCGGAATATATAGCCGACATAAGTTCGGGAACGTGCTCGGTATAGAGGATGCACTTACAGACCAGATAGGTTACTGACTCGCCGTACTCCTCTATCTCACGGAACTCAAAACTGTCATTTACAACACAGCCAACCACTTGGGTCAGCGGCTTAAAATTCCAGTTTTCATCTATCGTATAGTCATGACCGCCAATAAACACACCTGTACCGTCGTCTCTTTCAATAAGATGGGCGACAATGGGAAGATAGTTCAGACCGTACATCTCTTTCTCGATAGTCTCGCGTGAGATATAAGAGTAGTTTCGATTTTTGCCACACCCACAAACAGTACATTCCGCAAGCGTAAAATTCTCATTCAGCTTTTGGAGCGGAGTGATTTTTGAAAAGGTGTGAATTTGAGACACTTTTCCTTCCATGTTTCCTCCTTCCTTGAAAATGTAGTTTATTGCTGTATATGAACTTTGTATCGCTGAATTTGCTATGTACAATGTCCAACAGCTCGGGTGTAGCCTCAAACATCGCTATGTCGATGTCATTGATTTTTTCCCGAATATAACTAAACCCCGCGTCACTAAGAGCCTTAATGACTGCGGGGTCTGCTATCTTAATATAGTTCATTTGTTATTCTCCTTCGGACTACTGCTTGTCGCGTGTCCTTGCGCCCTCATCAGACAGGTCGCTTTCATCCTCTGCGGGACGCCCTATCTCTTCGGACGAAGTTGTGTGTGAGCTCAGGAGTGGCTTAAGCTTATCAACGCCAATAATATCGTTTTCAATGCGATTAAGCCCAGACACCATAAGAGGAGTCAAGCCGAGAGCCGCAAAATACATACTGGGAGTTACGCCATATGTAGCCGCTTCCTTATATATACCGACGATATCCTTGCGATTGTAGATAGTAGTTGACAAGAACTGTATTTGGAACTTGATAGTTCCGCTGAGATATTTAAGATGTCTGTTGACAAGCCTCTGCGCGTTACCCAAGAATCCAAGCAACAGCTCTGAGTCGGTGGTTATAGCAAGGCTCATACCGCCCGATGTATCTGTTTTACCGCCGTGAAGAACGCTGTTTGAACCGCAGTTCTCCCAATACTGTTCGACCGAGCGGGTAACAATATCGACTGTGCTTATACCTCTGTCTTGATCGAAGTTGAAATCCTCGACCTTGAACGGGAGTACAGCCGCGCCAACCTGCGGAGGAAGCGCATTGCAGAGGTGAGTGTAATACTGCATTGCCAAATTCCAATCTATCGTCGGCGCTCCCTGACTATCAAGGTCAATTCTGCCGACAAGCACCTTATAATTAGCAAGCTCGGTAGCCGTCTTCTGCAACGCCTTATAGTTCTCTATATCCAACAGGTCGGGGAGACAACCAACATAAGGCGGTATGAACGCACCTTGATCGCCGTCTGCGGTGCAGAACGGGAGACACCAAGATATCTCTTCGGGGACGAACTGTCTCTTAACGCCATCAGATTTATAGGCGTTCCACATCTTGGTAAACTCGGGTGGATAAAATCCAAGCTCGTCCTCTTTAATCTGAGACATATCAACTGTATAGAGATAAGTACCGTCAGCGATAGCCTCAACAGTGCAATAATCAGCGTTGATTTTTTGAATGAAGAACGAATCGCCAGACTCCCACGACACGCCAAAGAAGATTCCCTCGCGTACCGCACTCACGGCAGCCTTGGAAAGCTCGTTCTTCAGATTCCAAACCTCACACTTTTTAGCCGCAGCAAGATATTGCTTCTGAAGATTATTAGCTTTCATCTTAGACTCATCATATCCAAGAGGGTAAAGCACATAATCCCACAGCCACATATTTGCTTGATAGTTAATAAGGCGACGATACAGCGGAGAAGCATTGTAAAGATACATCGACGCATTGCGAAGACTCTTTGCGTTTGTTGACGGGTTTTTAAGCCACGTCAGAATATTTTCCTTTGTATAGGTGGAGTACGATTGACCTCGGCTCTGCTGTGAGGACGCAGGATTGCTTATATTCCTTTGAGCTATTTTCTGTGCATACAGAAGAGCTTTATGGAACTCCGCCTTTGCCGCTTCAAGATCGACTTTCTTTTGCTCTTCAGACGAGAGCGGCGGAGCAGTTTCTTTCTTTTTTGCCACTTCGCGTCTCCTTTCTTATTTAATAATAGGTTTCTTGAACGCAAACACTTTACGCTCGGGTGGTTTGTTGCTGGGCTTAAGCTTTCTCTCAAGCTCTTGAACAACCCAATAGTTGTAGCCGACCGATGACACTCGGTCTTTTCTCATACCGGACTGCTCTTTGACTTTTATTAAAGTACCTGTAGGTGTGTACTTTAGGCTTATTATTTCGTTAATAAAAAGCGTTGTGTGAATATATGGAAGCAGAACTTTACGCTTTAGCTCAGCGTCGTCAAGTATGGCTTGAACAATACCTCTCGGAAGTTCGTAGAAGTCATTTTCGGAACTAAGGAGTTTAATCTTATTCTGTTTGAAGCCGTCACGCAACGCAAGATACATATCATTATTAAACTGACTTGTAGCCTGTATTGCCCAAATAACCTTTTTAGCCTCTCTATCTGTGCAACGAGCCGCGTACACATCGTCATTACAACAACTAAGTGGCGGGTAAGTGACATTGTACTCCGGGTCATATATGTCACGCACGAGAGCGTCGTACACGCCTATACCAAGACCCTTAACATCGAGCGCTATATCAGTACAATGGAACTGCTCGTACAACCTGCGTATGCGCAGAGCGAGGTCGTTCGTATGAAGTCCCTCGTGATTCTCCGTATATATAAGGTTGCTGATATATCTGTTCTCCGAATTGGGTATAGCCCTATTAATCCATATAGACGCGGCGTCGTTATTTTGCTTCTTAGAAGCCAACAGCGCAACGTCGGCAGAGAGAACACGACGCTCATTAAATGCAAGCGGTGGTATCTTCTGTTTATAATTAGGTATAAGAGAGCTGATATAGTCGGGATATAGGGCTTGTTTTATCTGACGAGTTTTAGCTATATCATCGTAAGAGAACAGCGAGCCGTCCGTATCTCCAAACCACAAGCACTCCATTTCCATACCGAACGTCGTCTCGGACTGGTCGCCCTCGGAAAGCTCGTCCGCTATCTGATTCTTGTCAAGCAGGTGCTCTTTTATCGAAAGCTGATAGGGGAGTCCGCAGGTGAAATATCGACGCTGATCATCACTCATATTCTTCGCGTATGTCTGAAGCTTGCCGAAAGACCAATGTGACTTATACCATGCAGACGAGAGATAAATTTCTTTATTTCTCTCAGTTAAATGTGCATATTTGGGATTGTTGAGATATCCCGGATTTCTCGGAGCCGTTAAAAATCTTTTGAGAACCGTTTGGATGATAGTAAGCGGTATCATACGGAACTCATCGCAGATAATAATATTAGCTCTGTTGTGTCGAGCTTCATCATTTGCAGTTACGACGAATATACGGGATGTGTTCCTAAACACAATCTCCGCTTTGGACTGATTTATTGTTATGCCCTTCGGTTCTATCTCTAACTGAAGATTGGCGGAGTTGGGCATAAGAATCGTTTGTATTTTCGTTAAGACCTCGACGGACTGTCCACGGGTCTTAGACGCAATACAGATAGCTGTACCGGGGTACAAAATACAACGCACACAACAGAACACGGCGACCAGAAAAGTTTTTCCCTGCAATAGTTATTAACGGACAGCTTTTTATCTGCCCCTCTGGGGTTGCCCCATTTTCATCGGCACGTCAATTCGTGCCCAGTTTAGCATATGTTTTCACCCTCGTTTAAACGTTAGGTTTTCAGACCGCCCTATATGCGGTCGTGTCGGACACTCGTGGATGGATTATATTTATTCACCATCTATGCGTTACGGTGCTGGACAGCCTTCCGTTATCCGTCCAGTTACCTCGGCGTTTGCTCAGTAAGCGTTCACCGATTTTGCCCAATTAATTTATCCGCACATTTCTATGCGGCGAAGCCAATATTAACCTCTTGCTGCGATGTACATTATATAGTTGCACCAGTTCATCATATACAGGATTATCTGCTGAAAAAGCTTGAGCTTAATATTAAGATAATCCAGACAGAAACGGTGAGGATTAGCCCTATAGAATGAGCACCATGCGTCCACGCCGTTCATAATTCGTTTAGCCTTGTCGTTGGCTAACTCGCGGTCGCTGAGCTTATTCCGTGTCGCCATAATCTTCACCGTCACTTATAATGGCGTCCAGCAGTGCGTCGTCGTCACCCTCGTATTCAGGCATTTCAACGCGATATTTCGCCATCTCTTCCTCATAAGCCGCGCTATATTTGTTTTGTATTCCCAACATCTTGCACAAATGTCCAAGGAAGTACACCGTTATGTATTTGCGGATTCCGTCAACATCCTGCCATTCGGGGAGCGGCTCTGAAATGGGGCGTTCGTTCTCCCACTTCTTAATAAGAGTGCCAAAGGTGTTTTGCTCAACCATAGCATTTTCGTTATTCTGACTTGGCTTTAAGTTTGCTGTGCCGAGGAGGTCTTGAAATACCTTAAGTGCCTCCACAAGCTTCATAGACCCCTTGCCTTGCTGAGCTTTTAGAATATTAAGCTGTGCGATGCACAGATTCTTGAAGACCTCTTCCTGAGATTTAGTAGAACACTCATGTCGCGAAGTCCAGTCATCGTATTGTTCCTGAAGAAACTTAAGCTCTTCGGGTTCGAATCCGCCACCGAAGAACGCCAAGGTCTTCTGCTTTATTTTGATTTCAGAACTATTGTTCTTTAAATCCTCTACGTCATTAATGACAGTTTCCTCGTCGCGTATGGTATCGTCGTAAGTTTTACCTTGATAACAACGCAAGGACATTTTAGACACATATGAGCTCATACGGCTGAACGACGCCGAACTCTTCTCAGTTGCATCGTATATCCTTTTCGAGAAATACCAGTCGAACTTCTGACATAGACGCTTCGTCGCCTCCATCTCTGAGCCAAGTTCGTCGGTATACAATTCAAACAGCTCCTCGACGCATGAGCGACACACGGGGATGAATCCGTCGTTGCCAACATGAATGGGGGATTGCGATCTATAAAAGTTACCAGTAAGTTTAGTATATTTTTTGCCGCACATAGTGCAGTAGAACTCGGTTCGACCGTTAGACGACGCGGGTTTTTTCTTTTTCTTGGAGGTCGATTTAGAGTGACCTATTGAGTTTTGAGCTATATTACCCACATCCTTTACATATAAAAATAGCGCCCCTATACGGGACGCAAAAAGTTAAATTGGCGGCGCTTGCAGGATTTGAACCTACACTATCAGAGCCAAAATCTGATGTGCTGCCCTTACACCAAAGCGCTGTATTGCAGGACTCGGGCGGATATCGCTTGCATAATACCCGCCCAAAGTTCTGCTTAAGGAGGAATGAAATTTTGAAGCCGCTTGCAAGCAGCCGACAAAATGGAGTTGTCTAATTGAACCGCCCATATGGGCGGTATTTGTAAAACTAAGAAAACGTCGTAACGCTTCCTATACAAAGGCGAATGAGCCTTTTGATAACCTAAGTTAAAATCCAAGTCACGTCTTTTCGTCAGCCATCGGGATTTCTGCGGCTTAACAAGCCACCGCCGAGCGCTCAGGCAACCCGATACTTAACTTCTCGCGCTTCCTCGCGCTTGGATTTTTTGGAGCATCCTGCGTGACTCGAACACGCAACCCGCTGCTTACAAGGCAGCCGCTCTACCATTGAGCCAAGGATGCACACGGGATATTGGTTGCGGAGGCGGGACTTGAACCCACGACCTTTAGGGCATGAACCTAATGAGCTACCAACTGCTCCACTCCGCTATATAAAACAACAGCAAGCAAACCGTCTAACAATTGTCTAACACTATTATTATTTAGCGATTTTTCGCACCACGCGAACCGTTTATTAATTGCGTTATATAGGTAAAATCACGGTTATACACTGTATGGAATCGAATGATACTGTTTGATATTCGCGTCACAACCACTGTTAACCGCAGGGTCGTTGGTTCGAGTCCAACAGGGGGAGCCAAAAAGAGCAGGAAGACATCGGTCTTCCTGTTCTTTTTCACTTTACTTGCTGACCCAAACCGTCGACCCTGCCACACACAGCCACACGGCTGTTAACTGGCTCGGAGCACCGCGCTGCCTGCGGCAGATGAAGCGGTGCTCTGAGCAGGAAGAAACAACGAGCATTGCGAAGCGCTCCAAGCGAGCAAGGCGACTATGTTTCTGACCGACAGGGTCGTTGATTTCAATACACCTTCGGTGCATGAAAAATGAAGTCGCTTCGCTAATGAAGTGCGGTCAAACCGCATGAAAATTAAAAGCGCGCTTTACTTCGTGCGAGCATAGCGAGCACTTCATTACAACGAAGTTGTCGCTTCATGTTTGCGGAGCAAACACTTCATTTGTTTAAAAATCATTGAATTAAATGGATTTTATTTAACTAACAGAGCAGTAAGACTAGAATCTTTCTGCTCTGTTTATTTTATCTACTGATCCAAACCAACTACTCTGCCACACACTGCCGCACCAATGTGAACATCGACTGATTCTGTATATAAAAACGTAACTAATTGGTGTATTAATTTTTCTATAAAGCTTTACACTTGATTTTTTTGTAATTTGTGATATTATTATAAAAAAGGAGCGATAATATGAAATTTGCAGAATGTGTAAATAATGTATCTACATTTATTGACTTAAAGAGGCTAGCTAATGAATATGTTATTGATTATAAGCGGTTATCGTATGATGAACTAAAGGCGGCAATGATAAAAACGGCTCCGCAATATTATAATCAAGAAAATGTCTATAATACAATTGAAAGT